ACATATGGCACTTGCTGAATATCATATCTATCTTTCGTTTTGAATATATAGTCACCTTCAGGCAATGTATCTTCCCAGATCTTTTCAGCATTATACCCAAACTCTTTATTGAGTTCATCATATATATTTCTCTTTGTATAATTGTTCTAATACCGTTGAATCTTACGGTCTACTGATAATGGATTCTTTTTCTTGTCTTGGGTACGTGACGCATATATTACATAGTCAGCATTATGTGAAGATGCAAGTTTTTTACTACTTTGAATAGGAGTTCATGTCCAGTAGTCGGTGGATTGAATCTGCCAAAGGCAAACACCACACTTTTTGAAGGCAATTCTTTGATTAGCTGTCTGTAATTCTTCATTTAATCCATCTATATAATATTGCGGTAATATATTATTTATACATCATAATGACTCAATTAACTTAATTCTTTAATTGTGAATGCAAACCATACATCTAATTTAGTAGCATTATCTACACGTCTCATACATAAAGTTAACATATTTGGGCTTCCTCCACCATGTAAATCCGCTGGACCTTCATCACCACTGGTGTTTTTACCTATAATAACTCCACTATGCCGCATATATGTTCCATTTGGTACAGTAAAGGTATTACCTTGATTACTAGAGTATATATCTTGATAAACACGATATTGACTATGCACGCCAAATGTAGTCCAAGCTGGAATGGCAGCACCAGAAATAGTTAGTGGACCTTCATACCACTCATAGATAATTGTACTTTGATTGGCATTATTATTACCAATTTCATATTCAATAATTTCAATTATATCAGCAGCATTTGCACTACCATTTTGAAAGCTAACCACTGGTCGCATAGTATTGTCCATTGTCCAACCACGATTAGTATTGGTAGCATGATTATTGAATGCATATAAATCGCCAGCTGGTTCTTCAGCAATTACTGTAATGACATTAGTGATTGTAGCATTTACATTACCACTAACTGGTATTGGGTTACCTACATCATTAGTAATTTCTACCGTTCCTGATACTGGTTGAGTTGCTGGAAAGTTATCAATAGAAATATGTTCTAATGCCGATAAAGTATTAGTATCTAATGCAACTGTTCCTGATACTGGTATTGGATTACCAACATCATTCTTAATCTCACCATCATAGGGTTTAAACAAATATGTCATACAATTCTCCAACCATTTCTATAAATTAATTGTGTTCCACCATTATTGATTTGAATAATGAAACCGCCTGCATCATTATCTACATTGCCAACTACTGTAATAGGATTTGTTTCTGCATTACCAGATTCATCTTTGATGATTAACATTCTACCTGAACTAGGAGTAAGAGGTAATATAATTGTTACTGGACCAGCATAGTTAACACCAACATAATAATCAGAGTCATTTACTGAATATGTTGCAGTAGTAACTAATGTCGTTGTGTAAACAATATCATGTGGATTTACTTCAGCAAATTCGAATTTCTTTGATGTATTATTATATCTCATGTAGCGCATATCGTAAATACTAGAACGATCTACGTCATCTAACCATCTGAGATTTACTTCACCACCACCAGGACCTGCCATAGAAACTTTAGTTAACCAATTCTCCATATATTGAAGTTTATCGGTTATAGCTTTCATTTCAGGATTTACTTTTTGTAATTTTGGTTGATTAAATAAATCAACATTTGTTTTGAATAATTTGTCATATGTAGCAGGATTTAATAATTTATTTTGCTTCGTTGCTTCTATAATCAATAATTCTTCAGTTATTTCAGGAATAGATTCTTCTGAAACTTCTTCTAACATAATTGGAATAATTTCGTGTTCAAAAATTGATTCAATTTCAGGAATAGATTCTTCTTCAACAATTTCTATTTTTTCTTCTTTTGATTGGAAAATAGATAAAAATTCTTTTTCGTTTATTTTATCTATTTTCTTTTGTTTCTTTTCTTTTTCTTTTTCAGTTTTAATTTCTAATTCTAAAATAGAAAGAAATGAATCTCCTTTAAGATTATCAAAAAGAGAAGAAAATTTTGGTGGATTAAGAATGATCTCTGTTTGTTTAGTAACATTCTCTAATTCTTTTTTCCCTTCAGATACAATTTCTAGAAAATCGTTTAAATCGTTCATTAATATTATACCAATATTCGTGTTTATATTAATATTTAGTCATTGAAAAATTGTATTTACTAAATAGAGGGAAGTACAATGGTTTTTAATATAGGAGTAAAATGATGGACGATATTGCAGGTAAAGTGTTATATATATTTCATAGACTAAGAGAACCTTCATCTCATGCTGCGATTTGTGGGTTATTGGCATTAATAGGACAACATATCCCTGATGAAACTTGGAATGCAACTATAAATGGATTAGCTGTATTGTTTGGTATTGTTGGTGTGTTTGTAGCTGAATCGACACCTAAAACAAAGGTAGATGGATTTTAATAAAAATTGGCTTTGTATTATTATGTTTGGACTATTAATTGATAGTTGTACATACAGATTAGCACCAGATACAACTGTTAAATGTAAACCAGATGTACATTTAAATAAAGATTTAAACTTATTAAATTCTGATGGTACAGCAAATTTAGATACAGCACATATCATGCCAGGATTTAACTGTATATTTTAGAAAATATATATTATGAGTAATTTGGAAGGAAACAAAATCCCAATTCTAGATTGAAAGGGAAAATGGAAAGAGACAGGACTGTAGACTTTAAAAGGATGTTAAAAGAAAGTAAGAGAAAACAATATTCAAAGAAAAATAAATCACAAAATGGAATTAATATAGATTTTGATCACGAAATATTATCTTTTATTAGGTCTTTATTTAAATGATAGAAGGGGAGCATAAAACTCCCCTCTTTTTTTACTTAGAATTTAGATTATTAATTCTACGTTGAATTTTATCTTTATCTTTCGGTCTTGAAGATTTATCTCGAAGTTCAGATAATTGTGTTAATGTTAAAGGTTTTAATTTAATTCTATCATTTCTTGTTCTTAAAGGGTTTCTTTTTCTAATTGCCATATTATTACTCCGTTGCTTCATTAAAATCATCATCAATGTCAACATGTTCCAATAAATCCTCAAACATATCGTTAACAATCTTATATGAATTTTTGGTCTTTTTACATATTATACCAAAAAATCCACATTCTATTAATCCACCAATATAATGCCATGGATTTCCAATTATCGCTTCAAACATTTCTAACTTAGAAATAGAACCATCCGACATTTCGTTATATGTTATAACATGATACTTCAATCCTAATTCATGTGTTTCAATTGGTTTTTCTTTTTTCTTATATGTAAATGGAGCTACATCTAATTCATCATTGTCATCTAATGTAAATTCAAATCCATCATGTTCTTCTTCGCTATAAACTTCTTTTAAATACCGTTTCAATATAGAACACTCCTGTGAGTATGTTTTTATTATATTTATTTAAAATTCGTCAATACATTCCAACAACATATTCAATCTGTGTTTGATAAAATATTTCATTATTGCATTTTTTGAACCAGTTTGCTCTATATCATATTCTTCAACAATTTTTGATTTGATATCTTGAGGGATCATAGTCAAATCAATTAATAATTTATTTCTTTGAATATTTCTATAATAATCAATTCCTGGATTACTAAAATCCTCAGTTAATAATTTTTCTTTAATTTTTGCTGTTAATCGTTTTTGTCTAATATTAAGAACAAATACATCATCATTTGAAAGGCAACTAGGAATACCATCACCCTTATCTCCTGTTAAAATCTTTTCTTTTAATTCTAAGTGCGGATCAGCAGATTTAACAAATACTTTCAACATAGGATTAAATTGTTTTACATTTGGATATTGATGTAATTGTTTAAAATCACCATCAGAACTAATAATAAGAACTGGTTGATGAACAGATAATCTTGGCACCAATGTTCCAATCACATCATCAGCTTCAGCACGTTCTACTTCTATCAATTTATATGAAAAGGTTTCTTTTAGATCTGATTTAACTTCTGTCATAACTTCAAATAACAATTCCCAATCAATATCAGAATTTTCTCTGCTCTTCTTTCTTCCAGATTTGTAATAAGGAAATACTTCTTTCCTCCAATACTTTCTAGAATCACAAGCAATTACAATTTCGTTGTAATCTCTTTTAAATTTAAAAACAATAGCTCTAATAGAATTTAATATTAGATGACGACATAAGTCCTTATCCATCGTTTTAGTTCTTGTAGAAGCCATTGCAGATTGTATACCACCAATAACAACCTGCGAAAAATCTATAATCATCACACCCATACTATACCTTATTCATCAATTTTATGTTTACTTTATAATATTATACTATAGATTCATATATTAGTCAAGCACATTTATCCACACAAATAATTTTGTACAGATTTGACTTGTAATACTTGATTCTCATTAACATATCCATAAATCATCCTTCCACTCGAAAGTGTGTGAACAATACTTGCATTCTGTAATGTTTCGTTTACCCTAACATCATTAAATCTCAATTTTAATTCAGTAAGTTCTTGTTGTGTAAATTCAGGTATCATAACGACTCCAATTCTTGTGTATATAAAGTTAAGTTTGTGGTTTCTAACAATTCAGCCTTTCTTTCGGATAAATTCTTTAATGAAGTTTTTAGTTGATCAATTTTATCTTTTGTCAAATTATATATTTTTAATTCCAACATATTAATGTTAAATGATTCTTTTTTAAAGATTTCAATTAATTCTATTTTATTAGCGTTTCTAAATAAATCTACATTATTTAAATAATAATTTATAAATCTAATCTTTTCACTTTCAGAAATAATATCTTGTTCAACAATTTCTAATAATTTAACAATTCTATCTGTATATATTTTTAATCTGAATTCAATAAAATAATCAATTATATCTCTAACATCAGTAAACTTACGAATTTTTCCAGTCTCTAACCAACAAGTTAAATTTTCTGTTATTGTTGTTGATAATTTTAATTTATCTAATAATGTTTCATCATCTATTGTATTTAGAATGCCTCGCTGAAAATACACATCAATATCAAAACATTCTTCTGTAGAATTATCATCATAATCTTTAATAAATGAAGCGTCAATCAGCTTATTTAAATGCTTCTTGGCATCGTCTAAATACATTCCTATAGGTAACTCTATGATTTTAATTTGCGTAGCTGAAACACGCTGAAATGACCCTTGTATTTGATATTTCGTATCTTCTACATGTTTAACATTTCCTTTAAAATTTCTAAAGTTTGGCAACAATTTAAATTTAGAAGTAGATTTTCCAGACAATTTTGCCTTTATATAGTCAGCCAATTCTTTATCATTCCTAGCAAGAATATTTGAAGCGAATCCAGTACCAATACCCTGTGAAGAATTCAATAAAATCCCAGGAAGAACAGGAACAAAGAATCTAGGTTCAATTCTATCATCATCTTCATACAAATATTCTAAAATAATATCATCTTCTTTTTTAAAGAATGTTCTAAAATTTTTTGATAACTTTGTAAAAATATACCTTGGTGATGCTGGAACAGGAGATAATCTTGAACCGAATTGACCGATTGGGTCTAACCAATTCAGATTATTTGATCCAGCAAAATCTTGAGCCATATTTGATATAACATTAGATAATCCTTGTTCGCCATGATGATACTGTGAATAATTTGCAGTCAAAGAACCTAATTGGGCAACCTTATATTCTGATGTAATATTTTTCTCAACACAAGTATATAAAACTTTTCTTTGAGAAATTTTAAGACCATCTATCAGATTCGGAATAGACCTCTCATTATCATAATTTGCATAAGGTCTGTATTGTGTATCAAAAAACTTATTAATTGTTAATTCTTTCATACATTATCACCTATTCCCAACCATTCTTTTCTTTTATCTGTCATTCCTGAATCTTTTGAAAATTGTAAATTAAATATATCCAAATCAGATAACCCTTCAGTTGTAACAACTTCTAGATTTTGTTCTAAATTTGAAAGATAATCTTTCCACTCTGAACTAGAACTTGTTCCTAATCCTTTGAAATACTTTGATTCATATTTTTCGCCTTTATGTTCATCTTTCCATGCTTGGAAATCATCTACAGAATAAAAACTTAGTGTTTTACCTTTCATTTTAACCTTTACAATTGGTGTATTTAAAATACAAATAACCTTTAAATCAAAAAGTTCTGGCCAGAATTTATAAAATGCATTTATTAATAATCCTCGAATACCATAACCATCAAGATCTTGATCTGAGCTTATAATAATTCTTCTAAATCGAATATCTTCAATAGATTTTACTTTCTCAGCAAAATTTAATCCAGTAATTGTCATAATATTCTTAAATTCTTTATTTTCAAGAATATCTTTTAAATCCATTGGCGTAACATTAATTGGTTTTCCTCGAAGAGGAAAACAAGCCATAGTTTTTGGATCCCTACCTGATAATAAACCAGAAAGAGCAGAATCACCTTCTGCTAATAATAAAATAGCTTCATTTCTCTGTTTTGTTGAAGCATCATGAAACTTCTCAACTCTTTTTGGATCAGATTTGTCAAGATTTTTATTAGCCTTTCTAAGATCAGCCATCAATTGTGCTTTTTCTTTAGCTGAAATCCAATCCAATATTGATTGAACAATATCAGTTTTTAAAATAGCTTTAATAAATTTATCAGAAACTGTCCAAGCAGTTTTCCATTCTGATGATGGAGAAATCATATTTTCTTTTGTTTGAGAAGAAAACCTAGGACGATTTAAAGTACCAAAAATAAACACTCTAATATGATTACGAATGTCTGACGGTTTCACATCAACTTTATGTTTCTTTTTAAAGTGCTCTCGCAATTTGGCTGTAATTTGATCCATCACATAATTCACATGAGTTCCGCCTTGATATGTTTCAACAGAATTAATGAATGAAATTTGTTCAAATCCATCAGAATTTGTAATTCCAATATTCCAATTCTCATTAGAATCTGTTAAATATTCATCAGCATACAAAGCAACATAATCATCAAACGATTTAAATTTAATTAGATCACCATTAAAATAAAATTTAATGTTAAGGTTACATGCTGCTGCATCTATTACCTTTTTATAGATTTTATCTGTATGATCTTGATCCATTCCAGAAATCTTAAAAAACTCATAATCAGGAGTAAATGTAATTTTAGTTCCATTTTTTGTAAAATCTTTTATTTCTGGTTCTGAACGTTCCCTCATCCCATCCCAGAAATTTTGAGTTAATTTCTTTTTACCATCACACGATTCGACTTTAAAATTTGAAGATAAAACATTTGTTAAGGTACTACCAACACCATTTGTTCCAATTAAAGATTGGTCTTCATCATCATTGAAGTTAGAACCAGCCCTTAAATTAGAGAAAACAGTTTCAGCTATATAAGTTCCTGTTTGTTCATGAATTTGGACAGGAATCCCTCTACCATTATCAGAAATAGAAATTTCATCAAATGTTATATCAACTTTAATTTGATTTAATGTTTCCGGAGCTCGTTTTCCTTCATCAATAGCATTATCAAGAATTTCAGAAAAGATTTTAACAAATGCTGGAATATAAGAAACTTCTTTCTTTTCCATTTTATTAATTTCTTTATTTAAAATCCATTCTATAGAAGATTGTCTAGAGACAGATCCAGCGTACATTCCAGTTCTCGCACGAATATGTGATATTTCATCAAGAACTTTATATGTTTGTTGTATATGTTTTGTCATATTTTCTAGTAAAGAAAAGCAGGATTTTAACCTGCTTAATTTGAATTGAGATTAGAATGTCACTAAAGTATGATTAGAATAAATTTGTTTTATTGAATCAATTCTAAATGATCTCCAACCAGCATTATCAATATCCCATACTGATAACACATTTGGATTATCAACTTTAGATGTTTTTTCTACAGATTCAACAACTTCTTTTTTCGAAACTGGAATAATATGTTCTTGTAAAGTACAATGTAATGTACGTTCAGTCCCATCAACTTTCGTAAAAGTAATTTCTGCAGTATCATTCTTTAAGTATTTTTTTATTTGTTCTTTGTCCATAATTATATCACCAATTTCATGTTAAAAATTTATTATAATATAAACCCTAATAAATGTCAACCACCATTTAAAGAAGGAAAAATGCTAATACAACAAAGATCCCAAAACCAGTAATTAATTGTAGTTTACAAAATTCTGCTTTTTGATTCTTTACAGTATCTTCTTTAATTGACCTTTTCAATTCTTCTTCTGTCTCAAAAGAAGTTTCATAAGGAACAGAAGCAAAAGGATTTTTAATTTCTAAAAGTTCATCAACGACAAGTTGATTGTTTTCGTCACTAAGTTTAGATAAAATTTCTTTTTCAACATTTTCAATATGATTTTTCAATTTTGATCTATTTTTATTTGAAACTTTTAATGCCATATTTATTGTACCTTTGGAACTATTTGTGGATTTTTATCTAAATTCGAAATAACCTTGTCCATCAATTCTTGATCTACTGGAGAAACAAATGGTTTTGGTTCAACAGCTGGCTCTTTAGGAATTTCTTGATACGCTTTTCTAATACTATCTAAAATAGACATCTTTTCTCTTCTTTTTTTGTTGATTATCATCAGAATCAAAAAATTGATTCTTTTTCGGTTTAGAACTTTTTATTTTATGTTTTGTTGGATGAAAATTGTTGAAATCTTCAAGTAACAGATCATTATACTTTTTCATGTTGATTTTAACCTAACAATCCAGGGAAAATTTCTTTAACTAATTCTTCAGTCAAACCTTCAATTTGTAAATCTTTTTGCATCATATTGAACCAAATTTGAGCTTCTTTAGGTTCAAATGATTCAAGTAGTTGAAGTAATAGATTATGTCTTTTCTTTTCTGTTAAAGAATCAGCTGTTGGATCACCTTTAAGAAACAGATAAACTTTTCTTATTTCTGATTCAATTCCAGCAATTCTAATTCCAGGAAATGTATCTGGTTTAATATAATCATCAGGAAAAGATTCTTCAACATAGAATTGATATTTTGGATCAAATGTATATTTTAGAACTTCTTTGAAGTAAGTAAATTGATTAGAAATTAGAACTTGTTTCTTTTCTTCAATTGTAGGAGCAGATTCAAATTTAGTTAAAATCTCATAAATATTAGGAGTCATAATTTTCTTTAATGTAGTTAATAAAATTTTGTTGTATAGAACTTAATTTAAATTCTACTGTTAGTATATATTAATTTTAATTTTTTGTCAATTAAAATTTAAATAAGGTTTGAGCGAAGCGAGGATTTACGAAGTAAATCAAATTAGCAACAAAACTGTTCCTACGCTTCGCTCGGAACCTCTCGCTTCGCTCGATCTTTTCTTTCTTCTTCTAAATTTTAGATACAAAATCACTCTTCCCCGTTGATTAAGAACTATTATTAAATAATTCAGGTTTCTTAGAAACTGTTCCAGGGGGTGCTGAAGCAAAAACATGACTCCATAATTATTATAGAGTAAAATTTGAACAATATGAATTAGACCTGCTAACTGTATCGACCACAATTGCTCATTGGCCGTCTGTCTTGCATGGATTGCTCCGCGACAGAAGTTTAGGGTATTAGATACATCATTAATACAACAACGATATCACATCAGGTTATATAAAATATCATAAAATAGTGTCATCACGACAGGGTTTATGATCTCTAATTCCAAGGGTACGATTTTTATGCTGGCCTTGATTATCTCAGCTCTCGATCCTCAATGGGAACAGAGGAAGGTTTCTGTTCTTGATTCCATTTATAGTGATGGAAACCACTTTAAAATCTATTTAGTATAATTATATCTTGTATATCTAAAAAGTCAAGCACTTTTTTGTATTTTTTCTAAATATTTTTTCTGATTTTTCATAATACGTTGATTATCCATCTTTTTTAGTTCAAGATATGCTGGCATATTTTCTGTATACCAAGATTTTTTAATATAATCCCATTTCAATCCAAATTTTTCTGCTTTTTTTCTTTGATTTTTTGTTACTGCGTATTTCAAATAAGTTCTCATAATAAATCTCAATAATTTTGTTAAATATAAGTAAAGGTGAACCCTTTGTTATTATATATTAAATTATTTTTAGGAGAAATATTGTTATGATTAAAATTAGGTCAAAAGAAAGAGATGGTAGTGAAGTTTTAGTGAATGTGAATGCTATTAATTACATTGTTCCCTCATTAGACGGTGGTAGTGTGATACATTTTCAAACATCGTTTTTGGTTGCTCTAAATTCTATAGAAGAAATTGAATCAAAAATTAAGATATCAAGAACACACATTCAAGAATTATCTCCACAATCAACATTACTAACGGAATCAATAACTTTAGATACAGAATCAGTACTTTCTGATGGATATCCTGAGCATCTTCCGAGACTTCCAACTGGTAATGTTGATAAACGTACAAACGCATATAAAGATTATATTGCTAGTAAAGGTTGATAATATGCCAATTTATCCACTAAGAAATAAGGAAACAGAAGAACTATTCGAAAAAAGTATGAAAATTTCTGAATATGAACAATATTTGCTTGACAATCCACACGTTGAAAGGTATTATACAAGTGCAGCTTCAATTGGTGATGCAGTTAGGTTAGGCATTAAACAACCCCCAGCAGACTTTCAAAAATACATAATAGGGAGGATGAAAGACTCAATTCCTGGCAATACACTTCATGATAGAAAATATCAAATACCAAAAGAGTTTTAATTTTATTTTCAACAACCTAAAGGACTAACATGGCTCGAAAACCTAAAATTGTAGATACACATTTTGAAGATCTTTCTCAATATTATCCTCCAGAAAAAGAAAAAGTTACTCAAGGTGCTTCTAATAGGCTAAAGTTAAGATTAGATGATTTAAAAACTATAAAACCATTAACTGACAATCAGAAATTATTTTTTGATTCGTATTCAGTTGGCGAATATTTTATGATGCTTTCTGGATCAGCTGGAACTGGAAAAAGCTTTATTGCTTTATACAAAAGTATCGAAGAAGTAATGGATAAAGGCAATTCCTTTAATCAAGTTTTAATTGTTAGATCAGCAGTACAAACAAGAGATGTTGGGTTTTTGAAGGGGTCATTAGAAGAAAAAACGTCTGTGTATGAATTGCCATATGAGCAAATTGCAGATCATTTGTTTGGGAAAAAGGGGGCTTATGGGCGACTTAAAGAGCAAGGATATGTTGAATTTATTACAACAACTGCAATAAGAGGGATTTCAATAGACAATTCTATAGTTGTTGTGGACGAATGTCAAAATATGACTTGGGGGGAGTTATCTACAGTAATAACTCGAATCGGACATAACTCAAAAGTAATTTTTATTGGGGATACTAAACAAAATGATTTAACTAAAAAATCAAACGAAGTGTCAGGAATGTCAGACTTTTTATCTGTAGCAAATAGTATGGATGAATTTTGTAGAATTCATTTTACTCCTGAAGATATCGTAAGGTCAAGTTTAGTTAAATCGTGGATTATTGCGTGTGAAAAATTAGGATTCTAAATGTTTAACCATTGCCCTCCAATCTCATTAACAGAATATAAAAGAGTCCAAATAAATGGAAAACGACACTATCAAGTCCCAAATGGAAATTATCCATCTATAACTTCTGTTTTAAGTTTTCAAGATAATTCTTGGTTAGATGATTGGAGGGCAAAGGTTGGAGCAGAAGAAGCTGATAAAATTTCTGCTAGATCAAAAGGCAGAGGTACTAATTTACACAAAATGTGCGAGGATTATCTCAACAATGATCCACAGTCATGTAAAATGCCTGATGCTAAAGAAATGTTTATCTCATTAAAGCCAATTTTAAATAAGATAAATAATATACACTTTCAAGAAGCATGTTTGTATAGTGATAAATTGAAAGTAGCAGGAACTGTTGATTGTATTGCAGAATATGATGGTGTTTTAAGTATAATTGATTTTAAAAATAGTCGATATCCAAAGACTTTAGATAAAATTAATGACTATTTACTACAAGAAACATTTTATTCGTTGGCATATTACGAATTATCGGGATTGTACGCTCCTCAGATCGTCACCATAATCGCTGTTGAGAATAACGTACCACAAGTATTCATAGAACAAATTCGCCCTTATATGAAGCCTCTCGTAAGTCTGGTGAAGGAGTTCCATTCAACATTTTATAAAACTGCTTGACTTTTTTACTTTTTTATAATATACTATTATTTTTAGAGTATAAATACTAATTACAATATGGTATTGTGATCAATTTAAATTAATTAGATAGCTTTTCAAGGCAAGAAAAAGTCCTAATTTTAACGTAAGAAATATTGATGTTGATATTTCCCAAGGAGAAAGAAAGATGTATTCCCAGAAGAAAAAAGCGAATAAAGTTATTATTCCTTTAGTGATGATGTTGTTAATGTCTACAACTAGTCACGCAAAAGCCCATAATCAAACAGAAGAAGAAAAAGTCTGTTTAGCAAAAGTAATTTACCATGAAGCTCGTGGCGAGCCAGAAGTTGGTAAAAGGAGTGTTGCTAAGATTGTGATAAACCGAAAACAACATAAAAGGTTTCCAAAAACAATATGCCAAGTTGTAAATCAAATTGCATTTGTTGGAAAGAAAAAAGTATGTCAATTTTCTTGGGTATGTAATAGACCAAAACTTGATGCTTCTAGCGATTCATGGGAAGATTCTCTTGCATTATCTAATGCAATTCTCAACAATCAAGTAAAATTGCCAAACTTTGGTCCAGATGTATTGTTTTTCAGAAGTACGTCTTCAAGACAATCTTTCGGAAAAGGATACAAATTTGTATCAAGAGTTGGAAACGCTAAATTTTATGAGAAAAAAATAATTTGACAATTTTTACTTTTTAAGTTATAATATTATTTCTATTTACTAATCGTGGTTGTTATGGATAATTTTGAGAAAATACAAGAATTTTCCTCTATCATTTTTGATAGAGTAAATAAAGGAAAATTAGAATATATTGATGCGATTGTAAGTTATTGTGAAGAACAAGAACTAGATGTTGATTCAATAATTTGTTTAATTTCTCCTTCATTAAGACAAAAAATGGAGGAGGAAGCTTTAGAATTAAAATTGATAAAAAGTTCAACACATCAGTTGACCTTTTAAATATATTGAGGTAAAATGATTAATATTATGAACGGTTATTCTGCTTGTTGTCTTTATCGTGCATTAAAATTGCACTTTAATACAGAATACAATTTTGTAAAATACAAAGGGAAAATAAAATATACCTCTGTTCAATACGAAAAAAATAAACATAAATTTGTGTATGATAAATTAGCAAAAAAGTTTTCAGATGAAGATTTGAAACAATTTTATATTGCAAATTTTATTCACAATGAACATGTTTGGATTCAAGATTTATTAAATCAAGAAGCTCATGAAGTGTTTGTTAACTTTTCAAAAAGAAAGCAATCATTATCTTATATCTTTAAAAATGATCTACTAAATATTTTTAGTGAAGATCATAAAACCCTATTTAAAGGTACACAAAAAGAATTCCCTGTTTTACTTACTAAACTTTTAAGAAATGAAGTTAGTATTGAAACAGTAATAATTATGAATAAATTTTTAAAGTTTGTTCATAAGTGGGATGAAAGTATCAAGGATGATATTTGTTGGCCTCATATTAGAAATTGTTTAATTAAATATGAGCCATTTTTAGAATATGATAAAGATAAATTCAAAAATGCTTTAATCCAAAGTATTGAAGAATTTAAATAATTGTCGTTAAGTTGTGTTAAGTTGTTAATAATATTGTTAAAAGGAAAATGAAATGGTAGATTTCTCAGCGTTAAAAAAATCAAAAGGTTCTAATCTTGCAAAATTATCAAAAGCTGTTGAGGCTTTAGGTTCAAATGATAGAAAAGACGATTCAAACGAATATTGGAAATGCGAATTAGACAAAAGTGCTAATGGTTATGCAGTTATTCGATTTTTACCAACACCCCCTCAAGATGTAGATTCAGATGGTCTTCCTTGGGCAAAATATTGGGATCACGGTTTCCAAGGTCCAGGTGGTTGGTATATTGAAAAATCTTTAACAACTATCAGTCAACCTGATCCATTATCTGAATTAAATTCTCGTTTATGGGAATCTGGTGATGAAGCAGATAAAGAACAAGCTAGAAAACAAAAACGTAGATTACACTATGTGTCAAATATCTACATTGTGAAAGATCAAAAAAACCCTCAAAATGAAGGTCAAGTTTTTAAATTTGTTTTTGGTAAAAAAATATTCGAAAAATTGACTGGAGCTATGAATCCACAATTTGAAGATGATAAACCAATTGATCCATTTGATCTATGGGAAGGTGCAAACTTTAAATTAAAAATTCGTAAAGTTGATGGGTATCAAAATTATGATTTAAGCGATTTTGATAATCCAGCTCCATTATTTGAGGATGATGAAAAATTGGAAAAAATTTGGAAATCTGAATATTCTTTGTTAGAAATTGTAGATCCAAAAAATTTCAAATCTTATGCTGATTTAGATTCAAGACTTAAACGTGTTTTGGGTCAATCTAATCAAGCAAAATTTAAGACAGCTGAAGAATATACTTCTAAAACTGTTGAAGATGTTGAAGATGAAGAATTTATCCAAAAGAAAGTTGTTGAGAAGAAAACAACAACTTCATTTACTGCTAAGGTGGAAGATGAGGAAGACGAAGATTTAAGTTATTTTAACAGTTTGTTAGAAGATTAGATCTTAAAGATGAAGGGGCTGATAAAGCCCCTTTTTTTCACACTCTAATATTTGAATATAACATACTCAACAACATTGGTTCATCGTTTCTAACGCTTAACATTGGTGCTGTTTGAGGTTTTTGTTGTACTTGTTGTGTTGGTTGTGTTGGTTGTTGTATCACAATAGGTTGTTGTGGCTTTCTTGCTTGTTCTGCTATTTGTTTTAAATTTTCTTGAACAGAGTCAGGCGCTTTTTGTATTGGTGTTTGTGCATTTTGGACATCAGCAAGGATATTTCCAGTTGTATTTTTTTCTGGTTTTTCTAAAGAAGCTGTATTCTTTTGTGCAGTTTCAAGGTTTTTGTTTATTGGTCCAACATCTATAGATCCGTCATTTTTTGCTGTTTCAAGATGGTTTAGTTGCATTGAATCCATTGTAGCATTTATATTTGCTAATTTTTGACCGTAATTTGGATCAGTAGCATAACCCGTTTTTGCTTGTGCTGCTATAGCTTCATCAACATTTTTAGCAGCCAAAACATCCTTATATCTTTTATTATTTTGCAGAAAATCTATATAATCTCCTGCAGAATCTTCAGGATTATCATATTTTCTAAAATTTTGGTCTTTTGTGACCATTTTCCCATTTTCAAATTCTTGTGTTGATGCAGTTACACTATCTCCACCTGCTTTAGCTTTAATCCCAAACGCATTATTTCCAACCATATGTTTTCCATAACCTGTTTCTAATGACGTTTGTGTTGCTCCCAATTTAGCAATAGCTTCAGGGTTTTCTACACCTTTATCTTTTGCTGCTTTATATAAAGAATCATACATCTTATCATAATACTCTTTTTGTTCTTCCTTTAGAGGTTTTCCCGCCTTCCCTTCTATTTTTTCATGGTATCCAGGAGGTCTTTGATCTCCAGGTTCGAAAATGTGTTTCACAGATTCTTTTACTTTTGACCATTTTTGACTTATACTTTCCCCAAGTTCCTCGAAAAACCCCTTTTTATCTTCTGCATTACTAAATAATCCAGTTCCATCAGGAAGAATTAATTCTTCAATGTTTAATTGCTTGATAGAAACAACACCAAAATTTAAACCTTTTTCTTTTTCTATCGGAATATTAATTTCAGGATTAGATTCTACCGTATTAAATTCATTTGTTGGTGGTTCTTCTATAATTCTTGTTTGTAAATCTGGAGCAATATTTTGTGGTATTTTCTCTTGCAATGAATTGTCAACAGGCATTTCATCTGGATTAAATTTTCCAACATTTTTTGCTAAATCATATGCAGCTTGTATTTCAGATGATAACTTATTTCCCATTTGTATGGAAACTTCAGAAACAGCCATTTGTTTTTTTGATAATGGTCTATTTGGAATGACAGGTTCTCCTGCAACAAGAATTGAATTGGTTGCAGTTTTTGTTGATGAAACATCTAAATTACTTGTTTTACCTGTAACTCCATTTTGATCGGTTGCTTCGGTTGCAATTTCTTTTCCAGAATCATCAATCTTTGGTGGGATTATTTTAGTTTTTGTTTGTTGTTGCATTGCAGGGATTCTTGTTGCAGCAATAGGTTCTTTCATTATTTGTTTAAGTGTTCCTAAATGTCCACCTTCAAATTTTCCAGAATCTATCAACATTGCAATTTGTTCTTTTGGTAATGTTTTCAAATAAGAAACATTTTCAATAGTTGGGTTTATAAACTTCCAAGAAATTACTTTTTTTGCTAAAAGAGTTTTAAATAATTCTCTGGTCTTTGGATCTGGCATATCCAATATCATTTCGCCGATTTCTTTTGCGGCTAATACTGTAGCAACAGTTGCACCAACTGGTCCTGCTACTAATGGTCTTGCTAATCTAAACGCAGTTGTTGCACCCCTTTTAATTCCTTTCCATGCAGTACTAGCAATTCCCCCTGCTGCTGCTCCTTCTAATGCACCTTCTGCCACACCTGCTAATGTTGAACCTAATCCACTACCTTCTTTATTTTCTTTTTTATTTTCATCACTAGAATTTTGTTGAGATGCAGTTTGTTGCAAATTTCCAGTTTCATTCATTCTCGCTACAACATTAGCATTAGATAAACTTGATTGTGTTTGATTTAAAATTGAATTCCTAGCTAATAATGCTGTATATGCTGAAATTTTTTCAACAGTAATATTAAGTTTAATTAAATCGCCATGAATTTTATTCAATGCTTGTAGAGCAGTTTTACTGTTTCCTTCTGTCAATATAGAATTTGTTCCTGCACCAGCAAGGCTACTAATATCAACAGGTTGCCCATTACCCTTATTATTTTGAGAACCTGTTGTCTGATTTATTGGAATTGTATTAATATTAGACTTTTTAGGAGTTAATTCCTTATCTTTTCCTTGTTTAAGAGCATTATATGCTCCATATAAAGAACTGCTTGCAGTTAAAGTTCTTGTTGACTTTATTGCTGACCCAATACTCGAAAAAATTGACATAAAGTTTCCTTAACTTTTATATTACCTATTACCTTGTTTTTGTAAATCTGCTTGTTCTTTTAAATAATTTACTAATAAACTCACATATATTTCCCGTTCCCAAGGAATCATTTCATCAAGCTCTCGCAAACTATAATTATGGTGTTGCATTAAACCAAAATTTGTTTTATAATAGTACGCAAGATCTTCACTACCAAGAATTAATCGAAAAAATCGAATATATCTTCTACATCAATGTGGTGTTCTGTTCCACATTTTTTACACTTTAAATTTATTTGTTTATGAATTTTTGGTTCATTTGCAAAAAAATTCCCTATTTTAGAGTACTGTTCCATAGTTAAATTTCCCAACCACTCAACAAGTTCTGCTTTTGGGATATCTTGAGCACTATGAGAAGATGTTTCATCATAAATAAATTCAATGTTTTTTGCTACTAAATTAAATTCTTCTTCAGCAGTTAAAAATTCACTTTTTTTGATTATGTTCGGTTCAAATCTTTGAAAATTTAATTTAACACCAATTTTATCTGTTATTTGTATTGTTTGTGGCAATGCTTCGGTTATTTCCAAATCTGTTAATAAATTTAATCTGTGTAGCATTATCCCACCACAAATTTCCTCATCTACAACATTTTCGCATTTATATTTTAAATCGACACTTTCTGATTGAGATCTTGCTCTAAGTTGATAAAATAAAAATTCAATATCAGTTACAGGCAATTTTCTAGCATTTATTGGTGACAATACACAATTATCAACAATTTGTGCGATTGCTTCGATTAATGCTTCTGGCTCATTTGATTCAACAGCCATCAATAAGATTTTTTGTTCTTTCACAACATAAGGTCTAAATTTAACATCCTGTTTCGATACAGGAAGCTTTACAGTATATGTTGGAGAATCAATTTTTGGTAATAGTGACATAATATTATCCTTGGTTCAATGATTTAAAGTTTGGGTTTAAAATATTTGATTGTTGTGTTGGTGTTCCGAAATTTGGTGTTAAGTATGAATTAAGTGTTGTATTAAACGAATTAATTCCTGTATTAATTACTTGAGTTCCTGATTGTGGAACAATATTAAAATTATTAATAGTTTCAGTAAAGTTTTTTGAATTTTCGTAAAAATTATATTGATATTCTGTATATGCAAATGTAACATTAAACGATATTGCTTGATTTTCAGCAGACCACGCTAATGGAATTTGACTTATTGCTATTGGGAATGCGTCGGTTAGTGTGCACGAAAGAAGTTTTTCTCCAGCAGATGTATAGTGTGTGATTGTTGGTTGACACACTATCTCATCTTTATATTTCACATTATATGTTGTATCGATACCATTTCCAATAACCTCTCCTCTGCCAGTAAAAAGTGCTATCCATGTAAGGAATGTTTGCCTTACTTCTTCAATACCAAGACCTGGAGTGTAAAATGATAATGTAATATCGTTATATGCTGACATTATTGGATACTTTTCAACTACTCCATATATTTTTTGAGAAACTGTTGCAATAGATTCTCCTGGAAGTTCTGCTGAATGACAAAGATATGATAGTGTTTTTGTGTTTACATTTGAAAAGATTTTTGCTGCAAGACCTGATGGCGCAGGTATAGTAACATCAAAATATGCACTTCTTCCTATATCATATTTTAATAATTGATCTAATGCCCCTAAATAATTAGTAGCCATTGTTTATCCTCATTGTAATGAATCCATTGATTCTTTCCATACTTGTTGTTTTGATTTTTTCTTAAAATTTTCAAATGGTAATGCAGCTGCATATCCCCAATCATAAGGAGGTATTAATTTAATTCCACCCCTTATTTGTTTATATAAATATTGTTTAAAGCAAGGTTTAAACATTTGCATTGTTGTTATATTCTTCAAAATATCATAAGAAATTCTTAGTCTCTCTAATTCGCCATCTTTATATACCGATTTATCCAATAAATTGCTCAATAATATCATCCTAATATTTATTGGTAAATAATGTAAATTTATCCCTTGAAAACCACCTTTTATAGTTCCCATCATTAATATTAATGGAAAAGTATCATAATATGGCAAAGAAGTTTTTAATTTTGGATCATAATGAAAAAGATACATTTTACCAACTTCAAATCGTTGAGTATTTTCTTCATTAAGAATTTCTTCTTCTTTTTGTTTTAATTCTTCAATTTCTACAGCTTTAGGATTTATTAATGTCTTTATTTTCCCTTTAAACCATTTAATTGATTCAAATGCCGAACTTAATGTTATCTTTATATTAAAATCGTCTTGACTCTTTAACATTAGAAATTTACATCCTTTTCTGTTAGTGTCATAAATTGCCAATTTCTATCAAGACAATAAGATTTCGCAGCTTTCCATTTTGCCTGATTTACTGCATAAGTACAAACTTCAGTTATATACCGTTTTGTTATTCTCGTTTTTATTTGCGGTTCAATTGTTTGTGCATATGGTTTTATTTCTATTAAATATGCTTTAATTCTTCCATCAGAACCTTTTATTCTTGCAAATACATCAGGAAAATATCTGTGATACTTATTATCAACAGGAGATTTATATGGAATAACACATTCTTCTGAATGCCACTCAACAACATTAGGGTTATTATCCATCCAATTAAATATTTTTATTTCCCAACTTGATCTTGCAGTTATATTTTCCCAATCTCCAAGGTATTTTTCTTTATTCTTTGGAACCCACTTTTTAGGTTTAGGATATTTGCTCATATTAAAGTTTGATATAAATAGTTTATAATATTTATATAAAAATTAATACGGGATAAATTTAATGGAAACGCTTCCAACATCGCCATTAGCAAAATTATATACAAATCCAAATATGATGACTACATTGGCATATCCTTCCGATCTTGGTACAAGTAGAAAGGGGCATTGGATAAATTTTAATATTTCTGTTCCTACAAAATCAACATATGCAACAACATACACACCTCAAGGATCAGCTGGAATATTAAATGCAATATCAGCTTCTTCTATGACAAGTATAGTAAATGCAATTTCGCACCCAATAGATACAATATCTTCATTATTTTCTACATTAGGAGCAACTAATTCTTCTGGTTCTGCATATAATGCCCCTATTCCCGAATTATGGACATATACAGTTACTCCTGGGTCTACAAAACTTTCAACAGTAATTAGTTTATATGCTCCAGACACTCTTTCTACTGTCCAACACTCTCATTATAGTGTAGAAAGTTTAGGAGAAGCTACAGGAGTTGTTGGACAACTTGCAGCAGGAACAATTGGAATTGAAGAAGCAATAAAATCTGGTGGTGGGGATACTGCAATAAAAAATATGGCGGTTGAGGCTGCTCTTGCTACTGCAACTGGGAGTCAAGTTGTTGTTAATGCTGGACTTAAAGCTGGAGGTTCTGCCATAAACCCACAAATGGAAGTGTTTTTTAAAGATATCGATTTTAGAACCTTCCAATTTGATTTTTTGTTTACACCTCGTTCTGCTTCTGAAGCAGAAACAGTAAGGGCTATAATACAAGCATTCAAATTTCATGCTGCTCCTGAATTAGATAAAAATAATAGTGCTGGCGGAAGATATTATATTGTTCCGTCTGTTTTTGAAATTCAAATGTATAAAGATGGCCAAAAAAATGAGAATGTCGGAAAATATGGTGTCTGTGCTTGTGAAACAGTAAATGTTGATTACGCTCCTCAGGGGTGGGTTACTCATGAAGATGGTATGCCAGTACAAACGCGTCTAACTCTCCAATTCAAAGAGATGGAAATAATGACAAAAGAACGTATTGCACAAGGATATTAATAATGGCTGATTTCTTTTCAAAATATCCAAAATTAATTTATAATAATAAAATTGCTACAGATCTTATTGCAAGAGTCGCATTAAGAGAAAAATATTCAAATAAAGTGCAGTTATATTATGAATATGACTTACAAGAAGGAGATACTCCAGAGATTGTAGCATCAAAATATTATGGCGATCCAGAAAAAAACTGGATAATATTATTTATGAATGAAATTATAGATCCTGTTTTTGATTTTCCTTTATCACAATCGAATTTTATTGCATATCTTGATAGCAAATATATGCTCGAAGGTTCTGCAATAAACCGTACTGGTTCTCAATATGCAACATTAACTATAAATCCTGATCCACTAGGGTATGTTGTTGATGTCATAACAACAGATCAATCTTCTGGAACAATTTCTACAAATACAATATATATTGATCAAAAAGCATATAATGGACAATATTCGAATCCGACATTTAATTTTACAAATAGTCCTTTTTCAAATATTCAATATATTAAACGAACAGTAACAATTTATGATTATGAGAATCAAATAAATGAATCAAAAAGGACAATAAAATTGCTACAAACACAATATGTCAGCAAATTCGAAGAAGAATTATCTTCTTTAATGAAACTTCAATATGTGTAAAATAATATGAGTGACGGTATATTAACCTCCCAAGACATAGGAATAAAATCTTGTTTGATTTCCGGATCATCAGGACAACAAATTGACTTTAAAAATATAATTATAGAATTTAATTATTATGAAGATATATTTGCTAATGGAGTTAGTGGTTCTCTGGTGGTAAATGATTCTATGGGCTACATAAATATTTTACAGTTACAGGGGTCAGAAGTTTTATCTCTTGTTATAGACAAACCAGGATTAAATCTGCCAATTTCTGGTAATTATAGAATTTATACAATATCAAACAGAAAACAAACAAATTCAACAAATCAAAATTATATAATCAAATTTTGTTCTGAAGAATTATTTTTAAATGAACAATATAGAATTTCTAAGTCTTACACCAAAGTTAAAGTTTCTGATATTGTTATTGATATTGCATATAACCAATTAAAAATTCCTGAACCATTATTGATTATTGATGAAACAACTGGATTAAGAGATATTGTAGTTCCCAACTTTAAACCAATTCAAGCAATAAACTGGCTGTCAACATTTGCATTAGCTGGTGGATCAAAAAATATTGGCGCTCCATTTTTCTTTTATGAAGATAGAGATGGTTGGAAATTTAAATCAATTTTAACGTTATTTAAACAACCAGTTTATAAAACATATGAATATAGCGTAAAAGGTTTAAAATCTGACAGTAATGATTTGGTAACCGATTTAAATGCTGAAATTGTTAATGTTATACAATATGAACATGTCAAAAATTTTGATTCTGTTTCTGCTGCCAGATCAGGTGTTTTTGCAAATAAGTTGCACACTGTTGATCCGTTAAGATTAAAACTTGGAGAAACAGATTTTAATTATGCTCAATATTTAAGTAATAATCCAGCAACATTAAATCAATACAATATTCCTGATACAGCAAAAAATAGAAAAGGTGATACAATGTCTGATGCTTCTGCTGTAGTAAAATATTGTATGACAACATCAGGCCAAAATCAAAATTCTTATATAAAAAGCAAAAATATTACAGTAAATGAAAATTTAGTTGAACAAACAGTACCATTAAGAACAGCACAAATTGCGTTATTTTGTATTAATAGAATGAAATTATTAATTCCAGGTGATGTGTATATGACAATTGGAAGAGTTATCGAATTTAATTTACCTCAAGTATCTTATAATAAAGCATCAAGACAAAAAGGAAAGGACGAATTTTATTCTGGAAAATATTTAGTCACAGCAGTAAGACATTTATTTAATCAAGCAGGAACATATGTTACATGTATTGAAATATGTAAAGATTCTTCCCCAACCCAATATGGTTCTTTTGATAATTCAAATCCTGAATGGAATTCTTTACGATGAACAATACATTAGATTTTAATAATACAAGAAGAGGAAATTTTCTTGGTCATGATGGGTTTATTTGGTGGATTGGTGTTGTTGAAAATAGAAATGACCCATTAAACCTTGGGCGATGTCAAGTTAGAATTAAAGGTCTTCATTCTGCAAATTTAACAGAAATAACTACAGAATCATTACCTTGGGCACAGCCACTTTTTCCTATTAATCAATCATTTTCTACTCCTGCCACATTAACTGAGGGGGATATGGTTGTCGGGTTTTTCCTTGATGGTGATTCTGCACAATTTCCAGTAATTTTTGGAATGTTTCATGGAATACCAGAAGATCAAACAAATCTAAATTTAGGATTTAATGATCCAAGAACTGCTGACCAATTAAAGGCAGCGCCAAGAAAACCAAAATCAATTAATTATAATACTTCTGGTAGTGGTGCATCAATAAATGATAATTCTGCTGGCAACAATTATCCTGATATACTGAATGAACCAACTACTGATAGACTAACAAGAAACGAAAGTATAGATTCTACAATCGTAAAATCAAAAAGGGATTCAGTAGTAAATGTTACAGATGCGAAAGGCGGTTCATGGAAAGAACCTGCTACTCCATATAATGCAACATATCCATATAATCATGTTTTAGCAACTGAGTCCGGTCATTATCTTGAATTTGATGATTCCCCTGGAGCCGAACGTGTTCATTTATACCACAGATCAGGAACTTTTTCAGAAATACATCCAGATGGCACAAAAGTTGAAAAAATTACTAAAAATAAATATACGATAGTGATGGGTGACGATGACATCTATGTTATGGGGGATTGTTCTGTTACAGTCCAAGGCAATGCAAAAGTTTATGTTCAAAAAAATTGCGATTTAAAAGTAGATGGAACTATGAATCAAACTATTGGAAAAGATTTAAACCTTACTGTTGGTGGAAATATTACAACAATTGCGAGTGGAAATATTACTCAAACAAGTATTGGTGATACACAAATTATTGGTGCTAGTGTTGATATTTTATACATATAACTCGGGGAAATAAATGTCAATTCTTACAACCACAAATGGCTTAACAAATGGTGTCGTTGATCAAAGTGGATATTCAGACCTTGATTTATCGTTTAATCCTCATCCAGTAACTGGGGATTTAATGATAACAACAGGAAATATTGCTGTTTCTAGAGCATTAAAAAATTTAATTTTAACTAATCATTACGAAAAACCATTTAATCCAGATTATGGTTCAAATGTCCTAAAATTATTATTTGAACCAATGACACCATTTACTGCTTCAACTTTAGAATCAGAAATAAAATATACTATCAAAAATTTTGAACCTAGAATATCAATAAATTTCGTGAATGTTGTTGCAGATTATGAAAATGATGCTTACGCTGTTTCTATATCATATTACATAAATAATTTAGTTCAACCGTTTTCAGCAGATTTTTTACTAGCACGTTTGCGATAATAAATACTATAAAAGAATTATAGGGGTAGATAAATGGCAACCGCCAATTCAAACATTAATATTACTAATTTAGATTTTGATTCTATAAAATCAACTCTACAAACCTATCTTGGTAATCAATCGCAATTTACAGATTATAATTTTAATGGGTCTGTCATTTCTTCAGTTTTAGATTTATTATCTTATAACACATATTATAATTCGTTTTATTTAAATATGGTAGCTAATGAGATGTTTCTTGATACTGCGCTAAAACGCAGTTCAGTAATTTCTCATGCAAAATTACTAAATTATACACCAAGATCATCTATTTGTCCAAGTGCTATTGTAAATATAACAGTAACTGGTGGGTATAATTCTAATTTTTCTATTCCAAAATATACAGTGTTTCAATCAGAAGCAATAAATGGTACAAATTATCAATTTGTCACATTAGATTCTTTTTCTGTACCAGCTGTTTCGAATATTGCAACATTTAATTCGCTTAAATTATATCAAGGCCAACCAGTTTCATATACATTTAATGTTGATCCTGTTGGAAATCCTTCTTTTATATTTAAATTGCCGGATGGAACTATAGATTTATCTACACTTAATATTGTAGTATATCCAAATTCTCAATCCACAGCATTTTCTGTTTACAATCTAGCAACAGATTATATGTCTCTTGATGAAACTTCTAATGTATATTGGGTCCAAGAATCATTAGATGGATATTATGAAATTTATTTTGGAGATGGAATTCTTGGAAATAAATTATCAGCTTCAAATATTGTCGTTGTTGAATATTTAACTACAAGCACAATAAACGCAAATGGAGCAAAATCGTTTACTTTAATGGATAAACTCCAATATTATTCTTCTTTTTCTATCACAACAATTCAACCAGCTACAGGCGGTCAAGCAAAAGAATCAATTGATTCAATAAAATTTCAAGCTCCAAAATCCTTTTCTGCACAAAATAGAGCGGTATCAAAAGAAGATTATATTACAGCAATACAACAAAATAAATTTGGATATTCGTTTGATTCAGTAAATGTTTGGGGTGGAGAAGAAAATGACCCTCCAATTTATGGGCAAATTTTTGTTTGTATAAAACCAACAGGCGGATATTTATTAACAGATACACAAAAACAAAGACTCATAAGTGATGTTATAACACCTATTTCTGTTATGACAGTAAGACCTATAATAATAGATCCAGATTATACTTATGTTAAAATTTCTGTAAATGTTGTTTATGATCAAAAATTAACAGTCTTGACTCCTGCCCAGTTACAGACTGCAATTTCTGGATTAATACAAAATTTTGGGAATTCCACATTAAATACATTTAATTCTTCATTTTTATCTAGCGAATTAAATTCTATAATTTTAAATGCTGATAGTTCTATTCTTACCAATGAGATTAGCATCCAACTCCAAAAGAAATTTTTTCCAAATACTTCAACACCAACAACATATAATTTATATTTTGGGGCTCCTCTATCAAAAGGTATTTTATTGACTGGTGTAAATAGTTCACCATCATTTAAAGTTATAGATACATCAAATTTATCAACATCTATTGATGGTGTTTTTATTGAAGAATCTCCTACTCTTACTGTTGGTATATCTTCTATCCAAATAGTTAATCCTGGGTTTGGTTATCAACAAACACCAACAATACAAATTTTAGGTGATGGAACAGGCGCAACTGCTGTTGCTAATATGACAGTAAATGGAGCTATTAAAAATATTGTTGTTACAAATGCAGGTTCTGGTTATACTAGTGCAATAATAAAAATTGTTCCGGCAGCTAATGATACAACAGGACAAATGGGCTCTGCAACTGTTGTTTTACAAGGACAATATGGATCTTTGCGAACATCATATTATAATGATAATCAAATAAAAACAATTTTAAATGATAATGCAGGAACAATAGATTATTTAAATGGTATAATAACATTAAATTCTTTTAATCCAGTTGAAATTGATAATCCTTTAGGACAGTTTACATTAACAGCTTCTCCAACATCAACTATATTTTCTTCAACATATAATAGAATTATAACGCTGGATCCATTTGATCCAAATTCCATTACCGTAAATGTAATTGCGAAATCATAATGAATACAAGTCAAAATATATCGACATTATTACAATCTCAATTGCCTGAATATATTAGGGGCGATCCATCATATTCAAATTTTGTTTCTTTTCTCCAAGCCTACTATGAATGGATGGAACAAGATTCAGATACAAATAACACAAATGTTTTATATAATTCTAAAAATATTTTAAATTATAATGATATTGATAATACTACAGAAAAGTTTTTAGAATATTATGTTAATGATTTTTTACAATTTTTCCCAAAAGATTCTCTTGTATCGCCACAATTAGCAATTAAAGCAGCTAAAGAATTATATAGATCGAAAGGTACTCCAGCGTCTTATAAATTTTTATTTAAAATTTTATATAATTCTGATTTTGATTTATTTTTTACTAAAGATGCAATATTAGAAGCTTCTAGTGGGGTTTGGTATATACCTAAAAGTTTAAAATTATATACTACAGATACAGCATATTTAAATATACAAAACACAAGAATATTTGGAGAAACTTCTAAATCAATTGCAACTGTTGAAAATTCTGTTCTTGCTGGAAATAAAACTGAAGTTTTTATTTCCAATATTGAACGTTTATTTAATTCTGGAGAAATGGTACGAATCGTTGATTCTAATAATCAAGATATATACTTTTTAAATTCCCAAATAGTCCAAAAAGATCAAAACGGAAATTACCCAGTTGGAGCTTATAATCTACGAACAAAACTTGTAGGGCAAGTAAGTCAAATAAATATTGATCCACAAAATAGAGGTTTATATTATAATCCAGGCGATCCAGTTGTGGTATATGGAGGTTTAAATCAATCTATTTCTAATCCAATTGGAGCAACAGCCCATGTTGGAACAACTACATCTGGTTCTGTAAAACAAATAATTCCCACAACTGGCGGATTTGGATACACATCAAACACGTTAATTTCGATCTCTAATGCTCCTGGAGCTATTGCAATAGTTGGATCATTAACTGCTCAACTACCTCCTGTTCCTGTAATATCAAATCCTGGAAGTGGGTATAATGTCGGCGATATTGTTATAAAGGGAAATACTCAGTCTCATTTTGCATTTGCTGACGTTTCGCAAGTTGATGAAAATGGTTCTGTAACAAGTATTATATACAGAAATGGTTTAAATGCAAATGTTATATTGGGGATAACTGCAAATGTTTTATCTTCGAATATTTTTGCGACAAATGCTGCAATCACAATATCTACTGTTCCTGGAAACGGTGCTGCAAATGCAACATATATTGTTGCTGATACTATTGATTTAAAACTTCAAGAACCTCATCTTGGGCATTCTAGTGGAATTCAACTTGGAAGTAGCGCAAGTCCAATTCCATATTATTTTTCAAAATTGCCTTCTGCTAATATAAATTCTAAATTATCTGACGCATTTACTTTTGAATCTTTTTCAACATTTGCAATTTCTTCAATTTTTGTTGAAAATGGTGGTGGTGGAATTGCATCATTACCATCAATAGCTGCTGAATCCATCTATCCAACAGATGTTTATGATCCCTCTGATCCAACAAATGCACTAGGGAATAATATTACTGGGAATCTGGCAAACTTAGGAATATTATCTCCAATCCAAATTGTTAATCCAGGGACTGGTTATCAAATTAATGATAGAATTATTTTTTCTGGAGGCTCTGGATATGGCGCGAATGCAATAGTATCTCAGGTATCTCCATCTGGCGGGATTACACAAATAGACTTTAAATATCCAAACGCTGGAAACATAGAATATCCTCTTGGTGGGATGGGATATAAACAATCTTCATTACCTGTTGTTGTTGTAAATTCCAGCAATGTCTTAGCGAGTAATGCTGCATTATTAGTTCCTGGAATTCTTGGTTCTGGTGCTACATTTTCTGTATCTACAGATAGGATTGGTTCTGTTACAACAATAGATTTAGTAACATATGGCGAAGATTATATATCACAACCAAACGTTTCTTTATATATTCAAGATGTTGTTGTATCAAACACTTCAACTTCAGATATAATACAATCTGGTGACATTGTCTATCAAGGAATTTCTGCAAATAACCCAAGTTATGTAGCTACTGTTGATTCTGTTTCAGAATTAACATATAATGCAATACAAGAATCATCCTTATATAATTTAAGAGTATTTAATTATAGTTCTAAAATAAATCCAGCATTACCATTAGTTGTGCAAAATAAACCAATAAATTTAAAATTGGCTAATACTGCATTCCCATTAAATACATTTTACCCTGGAAGCCCAGAATATGATGTTAATGGAATAAAGACGTATGGAGATGGAAATGCAAAAGCTACTTCAAAATTTTTAAATGGGTTGGCGATTGGGGCTGGACAATATTTGACTTCACAAGGTCAATTAAGCAGTTTTAGTGTATTACAAAACGAAAATTATAATAATTTTACCTATCAAATTACTGTAGAGGCTGAAATATCAAAATATAGGGAAATGTTATTAAAATTGTTGCATCCATCTGGAATGAAGATTATAGGCAGATATTCAATAAAATCTGATGTAATGAATGAAATAACTGCATCAGACACATTAGTTTTCGGCCACACATTACAATATTATTCAAGTTCTCTTCTGACAACTGCAACCATGGTTGCAGATTTTATTAATAAGAGTAATAATATTATATCATTTTCAAATTTGTTTGGTTCTGGAATTATTGGAATTTTCGCAAATTCAATAGTTGAAATTACCTCATCTGCTGGAGATTCAATTAAATCTGATGTTGTGTCTATAGATACAACGAAAAATACAATAACACTAAAAACTAATACTTGGTTAACATTTTCTAATGTTGCTTATGTTTCAGCAAACGTTGGGAGTAATACTATTTCAGTATTATCATTAACTGGTTCTTATGATATTATAAATAGTGGGAACTATACTAACTCATCATACCCATTAATGGATATTGTTAGAGCTGGTGATAAAATTTTAATTCCAAATAATACGGTAAAAATTGTTTCTGGTGTAGATTATATTAATAATAATATAATATTGACTTCAAATTTAACAAATGCTGCAAACAATTCGTTATTATCGGTAAATAGAACTTTTGTTGCAACAAGCCCGTATATTAAAATATATGGTTCTACTGGAACACCAGTTTTTCTTGAAATAACAGATCAATCTGGAAACTCGATAACAACACAAGATGGTTTAATAATTACAGCTTAACAATTACATTAGGTTAAAAAATGGCAACGATTAAAATTTCAGATTTACCTTCAAGTGGGTTAAATTCAAGTTCAAATACTTCAAACATATATTTTGTGATTGTTGATGCTTCTACGAATACAACATACAAAGCAACAGAAACGCAATTATCTCAAAGCATTTTTAATAGTAATATATTAAATGTTGGTCAAGCTCCGATAATTTTTCCGAATATAAGTGCGCAAATTTCTGGGAATTCTTCCCCATATTTGCAAATTAATCATCAGAATTTAATGCCAAATTCTTCAGTGGATTTTATTGGGACTGCTGACGTTGGAACAAATCTCTACAATTATATTGATCTTGGTATAAATGGTTCTACATTTTCTGACGCCACATATTCTTCAATGAATGCGTTAGATGGATATTTGTATGTTCAAGGGTCATCTTTATCCCCATATTCTGGGAATTTAGTAATTGGAACTGCTTCGGCTAACGCAAATATAGTTTTTATTGCTGGCGGAACAACATCAAGCAATGTTGTGGGAAGAATGAGTTCAAATAAAATGGATATTTTAGTTCCATCTTCAATTTCAGCAAATTCTAATACTGTTGCATTTACAATAAATCAATTAGGAAATGGAGCTTCGTTCATTATTAATGACGAGACAGTACCTGACGCAACCCCATTCTATATTGATTCAAATGGAAATGTTGGTATTGCGACGACAAATACAGCAAATAATAAATTAACTGTTGTTGGTGATAGTTATTTTACTGGTAATTTTAATGTTTCTGGAAACTTAGCTATTAAAAATACAGTGGCATATACTCCAAGAATTTTATTTGGCGCACAAACAGCAATTACTATAAATTTCTCTACAGACTCCCTCGTTAGAGCAACAATGGCTGCGAATCTTACAATGTCATTTGCCAATTATTCTCCTGGAAGAGTTGTTGAAGTTTGGATAACAAACACTTCTGGCGCGAGTCAAAATTTAATTCATGGCCTTGTTGCAGTAAACTCAACAGCAAATAACTATTTGTTTTCTATCCCTGGAAACTCAACAATAGTTTCTAAATTTATTTCGTTTGCTTCTGATATTGGTAATACGTTTAATTCAATAACACACATATAAAATTATGGCAAATAATCAAACATTACTTACAAATGCTTCAAAATTTTCAGCAGTGAAAAATATGTATTATTCACCTGTAGCATTGGTGCAAAATGCATTATATTCACAAATGTTTTGTTTTCTTTCACATGTTGATCCTTGGCCAGACGCAAATAACCCACCAGTCCCACTACAAGATCAACGATCACTAAAACAAATTATGAAAGGTATATTTGTTGCTAAACCGATTGGCACAAATCAAATGTCTCCTGTTATTAGAAGAATTAATTGGACAAGTGGATCTATTTACGATTATTATCAAGATAATGTTGACATGTTTGAAACAAACATGGTTAATGATATGATGACAGGTACATATACCTATACATTCTATATCAATAACAAATATGATCAAGTATTTAAATGTTTATGGAACAATAATGGTGGAGCTTCAATTGTAGAACCATATTTTGAACCAGGATCATATAACACAAATAATATATTTAAAGGTTCTGATGGATATAAATGGAAATATATCTACACAATAGATTATGCCTCAAAAGTTGAATTTATGGATACTAATTGGATTCCAGTACCAATTAAAGAATATTCATCTAATCCACTGAAAAATCCTTCTGTTGGTTATGGAAATATTGATGTTATAAATGTTACTAATGGCGGTTCTGGATATTCAAACTCTGCAATTACTGTAACTATTTCAGGGGACAATACTACACAAGCAACTGGGTATGCTACTACTGATAATGGGACAATTTCAGATATTATTGTAACTAATAGCGGAGCAAATTATATAACAGCAAATGTAACAATATCATCTTCTTCTGGATATGGAGCAACAGCAATTGCCCCAGTATCTCCAATAGGAGGTCATGGACAGGACGCATTATCAGAACTTGGGTGTTGTAATATTATGATCACAACAACATTTTCTGGAATTGAACAAGATACTTCTGGAACGCAAATGATTCCAACAGATATAACATATTATCAATTGGGAATTTTGTCAAATCCAACATCAGTCAGTACCTCCCCAGATATTGCAAACCCGATTATATATAAAACAACAACAGATCTAATTGTTGCTGGTGGTTTTGGTGTTTTTGTTTCAGATGAAATAATATATCAAGGTTCTAGTCTTGCAGCAGCAACTTTTACTGGTACAGTTTTATCTTTTGATCCTGCTTCAAATATTTTGAAGGTACTAAATACTAGCGGAATACTGAATATTAACGCTCCAGTTTTTGGAAATTTTTCAAATACAGTAAGAACTCTATTGGCGTATAATTTGCCTGATTTAGTTACTCTTTCTGGTGATATTGTATATATTGATAATAGGACTGGAATACAAAGAAGTTATGATGGTATTGAACAATTTAAAATAGTATTGGGTTACTAAAAGGAAAAATAAATGGCTTTAAATTTTAATACTCAACCATATATGGATGATTTTGATCCAAGTAAAAATTTTCATAGAATATTGTTCAAACCAGGAGTAGCGGTTCAGGCAAGGGAATTAACCCAAGCACAAACAATATTACAAAATCAAATATCAAATTTTGCTTCTAGTATTTTTTCGCAAAATACTCCAGTTTCTGGTGGAAATGTTACTACAAATTTAACTACTAATTATATTAAGTTAAATCAGACATATAACAATTCTCCAATAAAGGCTTCAGTTTTTTTAAATAAGTTAATAACCGATTCAACTGGAACAATTTTAGCGAGAGTAATTGCAACAGAAGAAGCAACGTTTCCAGGAACTATTTCTGGCGATCCACCAACATTAATTGTTACATATATATCAGGGACAAAATTTTCTGATAATATGGGAATTTTTACAACAGATAATACAAATTTTGCTGCTTCTTCAATTGGTATTACTGGTGGCACAACATGTACTGGGTTAAGTTCTGTTGCTTCGATATCTCCAGGAGTTTTTTATGTTGTAAATGGATATAATATGTCTTCCATCGCTAATAGTGATGGATCATTTAATAAATATTCTATTGGAAATTTTGTTTCTGTATTAGAACAAACTGTCATTTTAAGCAAATATAGCAATTCTCCATCTGTTAGAGTTGGTCTAGAAATAAATGAAACAATTATTGATTATGTTAATGATTCTTCATTATTAGATCCAGCTGTTGGTGCATCAAATTTCCAAGCTCCAGGGGCTGATAGATATTCGTTATCTCTAAGTTTAACTACTTATCCTTTAGATTTAGGAAATGATGACCTTTTTATCGAATTAGTTAGAATTGATGCAGGAAATATCCTAAAGCAAGTTGATGGTACTGTATATTCTACTATTGATGATTATTTCGCAAAAAGAGATTTTGAAACAAATGGTGATTACATTGTTACCCCATTTACGTTTACTCCATCAAAAAACTCTCTTGGAGACTCAACAAAGTACGATTTAAGTATAAGTAAGGGGATTGCTTATGTTCATGGTTATCGTATCGAGAACCAATCAAATTTAGTCCTAACATCAGATAGAGCAAGAAATTATAATGCTGTAAATGTTAATGATGTATATATTGATTATGGAAGTTATTTTTTCGTTGATTCTTTAAGTGGTTTTTTTGATACAACAACCCAACCATCTATAGATTTACATTGCGTTCCATCTGCAAATATTAATTCTACGAGTGTATCTACATATAATTCAACATTAGTTGGTGCTGGAAATATTAGAGGATTAAGCTACGTTTCAGATAATGGAAATTCAAGCACTTCTACATACATATATAAAGCATATGTTACTGATATAACAACAAAAAATTTAATTGGCTCAGTTACGAGCGCAACATCAACTTCAATCGTAATCAATGATCCATCAAATATATTTTCAGTGACATCTAATGCATATATTAATATGCCAATAACTATAACAAGCGGAACTGCAGCTGGAGATATAAGAAACATAACATCATACATTGTTACTGGTGGTGTAAAAACAATATCTGTAAATGCTCCATTTACTGTAAACCCATCATCAACTTCTACCTTTACATTGTCCATGTCTAGCACTGATGTTGAATCAATTGTCCAAACAGTAGGTTCTGGGTCTTATGCATTAACTGCTAACGTGAACATTAATATCGCTTCAGGAAAAAGTGGTTCTGTAATTTCTGGAGATGCTGTTTTAGAAAATCCACAAACTCCAGAATTAATATTTCCAATAGGGAATCCTTATGTTTCAAGTATTTCAAATTCTTCATATACATCGACAAAAAACTGGAGAAACAAGGTATTTTCTTCTGGTGGAATATTAACACTTAATATAACTTCTGGACCATTAACATTTATAGGTTCTGGAGTATTATCTGACAGCACAATTAAACAAAATTATTTTATTGTTGATTCTACAACCAATCAACTTTTAGATATTTCTAATTCTGATGGAACTACTATTACTGTAACACCATCCAAAACACAAATAACATTTTCAAATCCATCTTTTGCAAATAAACATGTAAATATTTCAACAATAGTAAATGTCACAAGCGCTGATAGTTCTGCTGGTGGAATATTAAAAGCAAAAAATTTGATTGTTGGTAGTAATACAACAATCAGTACATCTGGACCAGATAGTGGTGGTGCTTTAAATGGAACAACTTTTGTTGATTTAACGTATGGACAAGTTTATATTCTAAACACTGGGTTATCGAGTAGTAATATCTCTTTATATGTTTCTGATGTTAAAAAAATAACAAGAATTATTGATACAAAATCTCCAACCACTTTTCCATCATTTGGGATGCTCACATCTTCTGCATATGATGTAACTAATTTATATTCGCTTAATAATGGCCAAAAAGACTCACATTATGATCATGCAAGTATATCTTTAATTCCAGGTGCTAATTCCCCAAAAGGAAATTTATTAATCATATTTGATAGATATTCTCACTCAAGTGGTGATGGTTATTTTAGTGTTCTATCTTATTTGTCAACAACATATGGCGGTATTTCCACATCTCCAGAACAATATCAAAATATTCCAACATATCTATCTCAAAGCGGAAATTCTTATAGATTATCTGATTGTTTAGATTTTAGACCAGTCAGAGCTTCTGCAAAAAGTACATTTGCTTACGAATATAATACTCCTTTGTCTTCTGATGGTGGAATATTAATACCAAATGCAACAACTCAATTCCAAAGCGCATATTCATATTATCTTCCAAGAAAAGATATATTAATTTTAAGTAAAGACAAAAGTTTTAATATTATTGAAGGTACTGCTGCAACAAATCCAATTTTCCCACCAACACCAAATGGGGCTTTGCTTCTTGCTAAGTTATCTTTAGATGCATACACTGCGTATGTTCCAGGAGAAAACCCATCAGGAACAATTCCAAACCTTTCTGTTGATCCAGTACCACATAATCGTTGGGCTAAATCGGATATTACAGATCTTCAAACAAGAGTAAATAATCTTGAATATTATACTTCATTAAGCATTTTAGAACAAAACGCACAATCATTACAAGTTTCAGATGCTAATGGATTAAATAGGTTTAAAAATGGTATTTTGGTTGATGACTTTTCTTCTTATTCTACAGCAGATACAACAAATCAAGACTTTGCTGCAAATATAAACATAAGAACAAAACAATTATCTCCAATTACAGTAGTAGACAATTTTCAATTAAATAATCCTATTGTATTAAATAGTTTGGGAACATTAACTGCTACAAATACATTTGCTGTGTCAAGTCTTGGTGGAACCAGAACAAATTTATTTACATTACCATATACAACTTCTAACATAATAACTCAACCATTAGCGACAAGTACAATCAGTTTAAATCCTTTTGCTGTTACAATTTATCAAGGTATTGCTTCGTTATTTCCTCCTATGGATAATTGGGTTGATACTACACAATCTCCTGCACTATTATCAAATTCTCCTGGATTGCAAATTAGTCAACAAACAAATGGAGTTAATGTTATAAATGCTGGTGATTTTGCTATAATCCCAGGAACTATATCTTCTTCGTCTTCTTCTACCTCTACTGGTGGAATAATAAATCATGGTGCATTTAATGGTCCATTTGGATCTCAAGTCGGGTATTCTGCAACAACTACAACGACTTATACAAGCAGTTTACTTCTACAAAATATCTCAACATCTATAAATTCTTCTCCAGCATTAAATGTTAATAATGGATATTTAAGTAATATTGCTATCTTACCATATATAAGACCTCAACAAATAGGATTTAAAGTTAAAGGTCTTTTGGTAAATACACCAGTATCAACATGGTTTGATGGGGTTAATATTGATAAATACATTTCTTCTCCAAATACAATAGAATTAACTGGAGTAACTGGAACTTTTAATGAAGGAGATGTTGTTGGTTTTTACATCTTAAACGTATTTAATCCAACAGCAAGGGTTGAAGGAACATATGTTTATCCAGGAACATCTAATGTTAGGTTGTATGTAACAAATTTAATCGGTGCTCCTACATATACAACAACAAATGTAATTCAAAATGCAAATTTTGACGCCAATGGTAATTACTCAGGAACTACTGCCAGTGGAAGTGTAAATTCTGGTGTTACTCCTTTATTAACTTCTGGACAAGTAACTTCGGTTGGTGGTTCTTATACACTTTCTGGTGGAGGAACTACATATATGATTTATGCTGTACAAGACCCAAATGAATGGTGTTCTTTTATGAATCAATATGCAGTATGGCAGGATTTAAATTCTTCTGTTTCAACTTGGAATTCTCCACTATTCTATCAAACATTATCTGCTGGTTTATATACATACACATTAGCTGTTGATAATACTGCAACAATATATTTGGATGGTTCCGCAATTACAACATATTCTGGATTTACAACTCCAGTTACTGGGATAATGACAGTCGCAACAACTGGCAGCCATTCAATTTCTTGGAGCGCAACAAATACTGGCGGTCCAGCAGGGTTTGCACTCTCTATTAAAGACTCTTCTGGAAACGAAGTATTTAATTCTAGAACACCACCAAACGCAAGTTATAATAATGTAGCACAGGAACTGGTAATGCCACAGGGTGGTGCTTGGTTCTCTGGCGCCACAGCAATTGCATTAGATCAAAATTGTTCAAGTATTCCAAACTTTTATGTTGGAGCAACAATAAATATTACATCTACATATGTGTATTCTTACACACTACAAACTGCAACATATGTTCCACCACCTCCTCCTCCAAGCGGTGGTGGTGGTGGCGGTGGTGGCGGTGGTTCTATAATTTGTACAAAATTATTTGAACTTGGATTACTTGACTGGAGTATTTATGAAGCTGATGAGGCTTTTGGTAAAATGATCAAAGAAAATAATCCAGAAATTTATGAAGGATATATTCGTTGGGCATCTATTGTTGTTGATTGGATGAACGGTTCAGGTCCAGATATTATGTTCTGGATCAAAGATGATGTTCAAAGAAAAAATAAACAAAAAGAAATGGTAACAAAATGGACACAAAGAATTGCAACTCCATGGGCTGAGCATATGGCATACAAAATGGGTGTTCTTGAAATGGATAATAAAGTTGGAAAATTTATTATGTCTGTTGGATTCCCAATTTGTAAAATTGCAAATGTATTAATAAATAAGAATAAGAAACCAAACATAATAATTGGCTATAGTATGTGGGCTTTATTTTCGGTTTTGTATTCAATTAGTACAATTTTCAAAAAAGAAACTAAACAATCGGTGGAAGTAAATGTCATATAATTATAATACATCTCAGACACAAATTCTTTCAAGTATATTTACTGATACTGCAAAGATTATTTCTTATGATGCTACAAATAAAATTGCATATTTAGATACTCCTGTCCATGTTTCTTTAGGGTATAATGCTGCAATGGGCACAATTACTTCTCATTATAATTTAATTGGTAGTATAACAAATGTTGCCCAAGCTATTTCTTCAGGAACATCTCTTCCAGCATTATCAACAGATGAGAATGGAAATTTTGTTGGGATATTTAATGTCCCTTCATCAAAATTCCAAACTGGCACAAAAGTTTTTAGGGTTGATAATAGGACAGTAACTACTGATCCAACAACTTCAACTTGTTATGCAGAAGCGTCTTTTACTGCTTCAGGTTTATCGGCTCAATCAAATCAAGCAAACTTTTCTCCTTCTGTTGATTCAAGTTCAATGAAGTTTACTTCAGTTGCACAAGCTTCACAAACCTTAGTGAATACACTAACAACATATACACCATATGATCCTATAGCTCAATCATTCATAATTGATTCAACAAATTATCCTAATGGTGTGTATTTAAAATCAATAAAAGTGTTTTTCTGTACAAAACCTTCTTCTAATATCCCAGTAACTCTGTCTATTGTTCCAACAGTAAATGGAACACCAAATGGAAGCGCATTAGATTATTCTACCGTAACTTTATCTACAGCACAAGTAAATAATCCAACACCTAATCCACATTATCTTGATCCAACAACTTATACAGAGTTTATGTTTCATGCTCCTGTATATATTCAGTCTGGTGTTTTATACGCTTTTGTATTAAAAGCTAACTCTCCAGATTATACTGTATATTTGGCTCAACAAAATTCTACTGCAATTCCATCAACAGCTAAACCTTTACCAACAAGTGCAAATCCAACTACTCCAACAAAAGTTGGAGCTGCGCCATATGTTGGGGCTTTATTTGAATCTCAAAATTCAATTACATGGTCTGCTGATCAAACAAAAGATTTAATGTTTATAATTGATCAATGCGTTTTTGATACATCTAAAACACCACAAATTAATTTTAATGTTGTACAAGGTCTTCCATTTAGAAAATTAGGAAAAGATGACATTCAACATAAATTAGATGCAAATAATGTTTCTAATTTAATAGGCAATTTTTCTGGCAGTTTACGTTCTGATGCGTTTAATATAACAACCACAGATTTTGTTCCAACATCAACTTCAATTGGATATAATTACACTGCAACACTTGCAAATGGTAATGTTCCTGATGGACCATATGGAATCTCTCCAGGAAAATTTGGGTGTCCAACACCATCAAATATCCAATTAAATGATGGTAAAGGTGAAAGAATTTTATTGGCAGCATCGAACTCATCATTCTCTCTTTCTGCTACATTAACTTCTTCTGATCCTAATGTTAGCCCAATAGTTTCTGATGATGGTATATCTTTATTTAATTTGAGATATATGATTAATAATATGGGAATACAAAATAATGTTATTGCTATTGCAAATACCGGATATGGATACAATGTGAATGCATTTTCTGTAACAGTAAGTTCTCCTGATATTGGATCAGATATTGCTGTTCTTTCTGCTAATCTTTCAAGTAATGGTACAATTTCTACAATTTATTCTGTATATCCTGGTTCTGGATATTTGACAACACCAACAATCTACATTAATGGAACAAATACATATCCAGCTATTGTTACTGTTTCAGGAGAAACAAGTCCTCATGGCGGAAATTCTTATGCAAAATATTTTACTAAAAAAGTAATCTTGACTGCTGGGAATGATTCTGGAGATTTAAGAGTATATTATACTGCATATAAACCAATAGGAACTGGTGTTTATATTTATTATAAAATATTAAGCAGTAGTGATTCTCAAACATTTGATTCTGGAAATTGGCAATTAATGACACAATTAACAGGAACAACTTATTCTACATCACAATCTGATTTAATTGAATTTGAATGTGCTCCAGGAGTTAATGGGATAGCGTATAATTCTATTTCATACACAAATACTAGTGGAACAAATTATACATCATTCATACAATTCGCCATTAAAGTGGTTTTAGCTTCTTCAGATAACACAAATGTTCCTTTCTTATCTGATATCAGAGCATTAGCATTGCCATCTGGAACAGGAATCTAATATGTATGTAAAAGTTACTGGAACTAATTTTGTCAGAGATATAAATTCTATGGCAATTATTAATACAGATAATAATGAAAAGAATGAATACTATTCAAAACAAAAACTATTAAGTACCCAAAAACAAGAACTAAATAATATTAGATCTGAAATTGACGAAATGAAAAGTGATGTTTCTGACATAAAACAATTATTGCTACAATTAATGGACAAAGGTTCTCATGGCTAATACAGTTTCTTTATTAAATTACGCTAACACATTTGGTGATTGGGTTGTTACTACAAATGCATTAGGACTAGAGAATAATACTTTAGCAATTGGTAATTATCGCAAAGCAGCAGGAACATTATATTTAGAGAATGGTTCTTTAGCTCTCCAGTCTAATGGTAATGTAATTTTTGCTCAACAATTAGCAGTCCAAGGATTTGGATCTTCTCTTTATGTTCAAAATAATGCTGCTGTTGGCGGTCAAGTATATTTTACAAATACAGCATTATCGTTAACTGCTTCTGGACAAATTTTAGCTAGTGGTCCTGGAACTGGATTGATTGTTGCAAATAATTCTATATTATCTGGAAATATTAGCATAGCGGGTACAACTGTTGCTGTAGGAAACGTTAGTTTTGCAAATAATTTAGTCGTATCAAAAACAACAAATACAAACTTTTTAAATGTATTTACAAACGCTTTTATTGGTAATAGTGCTGCAATAACAAATGGAACATACACAAATACACTTTTAGCGGCAACAAGTGTTACTACACCAACAGTATATTCAACAACAATTTTTGCTAATACAGTGCAAGCGTATTTAAGCGTTAATACAGCTTCTGTTAATACAATTTCTCTTTCAGCTAATTCTTCTATTCTTGGCAATATTCAAGCTAATTCTTGTATAATTAATACTATTCAAGCTAATACATCGATTAATACTGCAAGCATTACTACTTCTTCGTCAATATCAACTCCAAGGATTTCTATAAGCTCCACTATTGATGCTAATAATGCATCAGCCTATTTTGGCTCAGTACAATCTGGCCAATTTACTGTAAATGGAAATTTTGTTATCTTGGGCGCAACAGTATACAATACTAATACTTTTACATTAAGCGCAAATGCAACTACAGCAGTTACAAGTGCTTTTATTGTGAATCGAGGAATAACTGGACAAGCTGCAGCACTTAGATGGAATGAACCAAGTAAATATTGGGACATGTTAGATGTTTCTTCTGGTTCGTATTATAAAGTATTAACATCAAATTCCATTTCAGATTCTATTACAAGTTCAAGCACAACAAATATTGCTTCTTCAAATGCTGTTTATGTTTTAAATAATACTGTATCATCTAATATTTCTTCATTATTTAGTTTAGTATCTACAGTTTATTCTTCAGCAAACTCTGGTATAAAATATATAAATGGAACTTCCGGTTCAGCAATACCATCATCAGGTGTTGTATCATTTTTAAGTACAAATGGTATAACTGCTACAAGTTCTAGTAACACCATAACATTTAATACCCCTCAAGACATTAGATCTACTGCTTCTCCAACATTTAATTCTTTAGTATTAACAAATGCTCTTCCAATAGCGTATGGTGGTACTGGTGCAACAAGTTCTTCTGGTGCATTAACAAATCTTCTTCCTGCGTTCACAACTGCTGGTTATGTTTTGGCGAGTGGCGGTCCAGGAAACTATTATTGGGCAGCTGGCGGAACTGGTGGTGGTGGTAGTGGTAGTGGTACGACTCCAGGAACAACTATAAATTCGTCAAGGTTAAGTTATACTGCAGCAAATAGTGTGACACAAGTTTGGACAACACCAGCATTTACAAATACGACACAAGTTAGATCATATATTAATGGCGTTCGTCAATTTGAATCGGAATATTCATTAAATCAATCAGCAAATACAATAACATTTTCAGTAGCACCAACTGCTGGTGATTCTATTCTTATTGAAGTTGATGGGTATTATGTGAGTCCATACTATGCAAATAATATTGCTTTCACAGTTAATAGTTCAATTTCTCCAACAGCAAATACGATCCAATTGGCTATTGACCAATTAGTTTCTGTTGCAGCACCAAAAATTTCTCCACAACTTATTGGTACTCCATTAGCTGTTACTGCTCCAGTTGGAGTTAGTAATACAATGATTGCAACAACTGGATTCGTATATAATGTATTAAATAATTCAAGTACTGCATTTTTAGGGACATATTTAAATTCTCAGATGCAAGGAACTTTGGCAATAGGAAATGGTGGTACAGGAACAACTACAGGGACTGGCTCTGGAAATGTTGTATTAAGTACAAGTCCAACTCTTGTGACACCAATTTTAGGGACTCCACAATCTGGAAACTTCTCAACTGGAACTTTTACTTGGCCCACATTCAATCAGAATACTACTGGTACTGCTTCTAATATAACATCATATCCATTAAATCAATCAGTTTCTACTACAGGCGCTCCAACCTTTGCTAATATTAAAACATCTGACGGAACTTCAACACAATTTGGGGGTTCGGCTACAACTGGGTTTTATATGGATGCCACAAATGCAGCCATTAGAACAACCTCTGCTGGTAATATCTATATGCAAAATGCTGGTGGAACATCTACTTATGGAACGTTCAATTCGGCAGGATTTAATGGAAACTTAAATGGTACTTGGTCTCAGCTTCCAGCTGGAACAACAACAAATTTTTACCAAGCAGCTGCACCGACAGGTTGGACACAACGCACAGATTTAAATGACTTTATGATGTATATAGTTTCAGGAGCAGGTGGTGGATCAGGTGGTGTGCATTCTCCAATTACTAATAGTGTCGTTCCTGCGCATACACACTCCTTTTCAACTGGTGCGCCTTCAAACGATCATACCCATTCTGATAATGGTCACACACATAACTACGACCATGGTATGCAACAAACAGTTAACCTTTTTAATGGAGGGTCTTATCAAGGGTTTCCTGTAGGACCTGTTGGAACATATACTACAGCCACAGGTTATGCGTCTTTAACTGGACAATCCGCTACTCACACGCATTCAGGTTCAACAGATAATGGCTCTAGCCAGACTAATTGGTCACCAAAATATTTATCTAATATAATGTGTACCAAAAGTTAATTGATTATTTTATAACATATAATAAACAGCGAATGTATTAATTATTTAAAACGCTTAATAGGATCACTTAATGACAACTCAAATAAAATCGTCTGTTTTAGCAACTACTGCAGTAACCCAAGGGAGTTATGGCTCAACGACACTAATTCCATCATTTACTGTTGATGCTCAAGGAAGATTACAATCTGCTACTAACAATACCCCAAGCATTTCTGCATCTTTTATAACTGGTACGCTAGCAGTCGCTTCAGGAGGTACTGGTGTTACCACTTCTACTGGCTCTGGAAGTATTGTATTAAGTACAAGTCCAACTCTTGTGACACCAATTTTAGGAACTCCAACTAGCGGTACATTAACTAATTGTACTGGTTATACTTATGCTAATTTAACAGGCACAGTTACTACTTGGAATCAGAGTACTACGGGTAATGCTTTGACTGCCACAACTGCAGCGTCTTGCTCAGGAAATGCTAGTACAGCAACTACAGCTGCCACGGCAACTACAGCATTAAATTTAAACGGCACTTGGACACAAATGCCAGCTGGTACAGTAACTAACTTCTTTCAGGCAGCAGCGCCAACAGGTTGGACACAAAATAATACTTATACTAACCATATGATGCGAATAGTATCAGGTGCAGGTGGTGGTTCAGGCGGTACAATGTCGCCTATTTTAAATAATGTTGTACCTTCACATACACACAGTTTTTCTACTGGCGGAACTTCTAATGATCACACACATTATGATTATGGACATACGCATACATACTACCAATACCCAGGTAGTGGTGCACTAACTGGATGGTCAACTCCGGGTGGCGCAGCACAACCTCAATATAACCCAAATGGTGTTACAGCCACAGGTTATGCGTCTTTAACTGGACAATCTGTTAATCACACTCACTCAGGTTCAACTGATAATGGTTCAAGCCAAACAAACTGGACTCCACAATACATAGATAATATCTTGTGCTATAAAAACTAAGGAATAAAAATGAAAGAATTTATTACAGGCTATCAATATGGTGATAATATGCGCTTTTCTTGTGTATATGTATTTCCTAATAATCTAGATAAAGATGAAATACACGTACCTCCAAGAACAACTTTAATAGCACCGCCCGATTTATCTGAAAACCAAGATGCCTTATGGGATGGTACAATGTGGTCTGCTGTAGATAAAGAACCTGTTCCACCTAACCCATATGCACCAATATGAGCGAAGAAATAAAAGGCAGTAATATATATCGTTATGCATGTTACACAAAACTTGCTGGAATTACTCCCAGTACAGGAGAGGTAATGGACGAATCAGGTTGTAGTATAAAGGAAACATATAAATGACGACAGAAGTAGATGCATCAGTCTTAGCACCAACTGCTGTTACCATAGGAACTTATGGTGGCACAGATAGTATCCCATCGTTTACTGTCGATGCTCAGGGGAGATTAACTTTTGCAGGAAATAATACACCGAGTATACCAACTAGTCAAATTACAGGAACTCTCGGTGTTGCATCTGGCGGTACTGGTGTTACTACTTCTACTGGCTCTGGAAGTATTGTATTAAGTACAAGTCCAACTCTTGTGACACCAATTTTAGGGACTCCGCAATCTGGAAACTTATCAAATTGTACGTTCCCAACACTTAATCAAAATACTACTGGTACTGCTGCAGGTTTAAGTGCTACATTAGCAGTCGCTTCAGGAGGTACTGGTGTTACCACTTCTACTGGCTCTGGAAGTATTGTATTAAGTATAAGTCCAACTCTTGTGACACCAATTTTAGGGACTCCGCAATCTGGAAACTTATCAAATTGTACGTTCCCAACACTTAATCAAAATACTACTGGTTCATCAGCATCTGTGACGGGAACTGTTGCCGTAGGTAACGGTGGAACTGGGTCAACAACATTGACCGTTAATAACGTGCTACTAGGTAACGGCACATCAGCATTACAAGCGGTCGCCCCAAGTACATCGGGCAACGTATTAACATCAAATGGGACAACATGGCAATCAATCGCGCCAAGTGGTGGCGGTTTCACCAGTATGGTCGTCTTCACAGCATCAGGTACATGGACTATTCCTGCTGGCATTACTAAGGCGAAAGTGACTATCCAAGGGGCTGGCGGTGGTGGTGCTTCTTCTATCTCTACTTGTCAAATGGCTGGTAATGGCGGTGGCGGCGGTGCGACTATAAAATATGTAACTGGATTGACTCCAACTGGAACTGTTGCTTGTACGATTGGCGCTGGTGGCGCTGGTGCCATTAGTGGTGCTACTAATGGTGGTGCGGGCGGGACTACATCTTTTGGCGCTTATTGCTCTGTAACTGGCGGAGGAGGCGGGGCTTCGTCAGGCATACTTGATCCAGTTTATTTCCAATTCCCGATAGGGTCAGGAGGCGCAGGAACAGGCGGGAATTGGAACCTTACTGGATCAAGTATGCCTGGTTATTTCTACACTTACACACCGCCCTCTTTAAACTATATTTCTAGTGGCACTAATCCACTCGGTAGCGGTGGCGCGGGCAACTATTCAATTGGTACCGGTACTGCTGGAATGTCAGGTTTTATCATGATTGAATATTAAGGAGAAAATATAAATGAAAGCATTAATAAGCCCTATTGAACCTGTAAACAATTCTGACGGCACAACGGGCTATCGAGTTGCACAAGTTGAAGAAATAACTTTTGATGTAGCTGAACCATTATATTGGCTTGACTGCGATGCCAACGTGATAGCAGATATTTACTATTTTGATACTACATCTAATAATATATTAAAAAAGCCTGTTATTGCTCATACTAATGTATCAGGCACACAACCAATATCAACTGGAACACAGGCATTCTAATGGATATTTTGATACTGCCCCCAGCGCATAGCCTAACTTATGACGGTGCAACACTAAACATTTATCATGCCAACAAGGGTGAGGGATTGCCGCATCATGTTCACACGTTTAGTCACGCAACCATGTGTCATTCAGGGTCAATCATTGTCCGTAAGGAGGGCAAAGAAATGATAGTTACTAAAGAAACTCAACCTATAAATCTTACTGCTAATGAATGGCATGAAATTGAAGCATTAGAAGATAATACAGTGTTCTGTAATATGTTCTCTGAAGAAAAATATTAAAACACAATCCGTACCAAAAGTAAAGAGCGAATACCATACCAATAACAACCATAACAACCACCATAGGAAAATAAAATGAAATTATTACAAAATATAGGTAAGTTCTTTAAAGACTTATTCCGTCAATCTTTACAAGCACAATTAGCAATTTTAGTTCCAATTGCTCAAGGTGTTGTTACTAAGATTGAATCAGATCCAACTATCATTGTTGATGCTGGTAAACAAGAAACTGCGTTTTCACTTGTACTTGCTGAATTGTCTGCGAAAGAATTGCAATTTTTACCTAGAATAATTAACTTGGCGATTGAAATTGCTGTCGTTGATTTAAAAGGAGCCTAAATTGTTGACAATATATAGATAATATCTTGTGCTATAAAAACTAAAAATCAAGGAATAAAAATGAAAGAATTTATTACAGGCTATCAATATGGTGATAATATGCGCTTTTCTTGTGTATATGTATTTCCTAATAATCTAGATAAAGATGAAATACACGTACCTCCAAGAACAACTTTAATTGCTCCACCAAGTAATATTGCCCCTGGAAAAGAAGCAATGTGGACAGGAGAAACTTGGGTTATTGTAGCTACAGAACCTTTACCTGCAAATCCACATATTGTTGAAGTCCCATCTGTTGAAGTCCCATCTATTGTTGAAGAAATAGCAAATACACCAAACATTAGCGCAGTATAAATACTAATTATTAATTGACTGAGGTTTATATTATGGATATTAAAACAATTTTAACTTGCCCATTGGGTGCGAAATGTGAAGAAATTAAAGATGCAGCAATTCATCGCTGTGTTTGGTATACAAAACTTGCAGGAACTAACCCAAATACTGGGGAAGTAATGGACGAATATGGTTGTGCGATGACATGGATCCCTGTTTTATTGATTGAAAATTCAATGCAACAAAGAAGTACAAGTTCAGCTGTAGAATCTTTCCGTAACGAAATGGTTCAAAGTAATGAAATGAATCAACAAATTTTATTATCTGCAGCAACGGTAAACCAGAAATTAATAAGTAATAGTTAAGATGTTAAATTAATAATCTAGGAGAATAAAATGTCAGACTTTTTTAGTAAAACCGGTAATATGTTTAAATCGATTTTTTCGTTTTTCTCAAAAAACACTGCAACTTTAACTGAAGCTGCTGTTATTGTAGAAACAGTTTCTGATAATGCAGAATTAATTCCTACAACAATTGCTGTTGGTAAAGCTGTTGAGCAAGGTGCAACAGTTTTAGAAAAAATAGAAATTGCAAATACTGAAACTTCTGGATCTTAATTTAATCCACAGCGCCAAGGAAAATTCAAATGGCTGAAATAGCATCTAGAGACGATTTAAAACAATATTGCCTCAGAAGACTTGGCGCTCCAGTAATTAAAATAAATGTTGACGATGCTCAACTTGAAGATAGAATTGATGATGCTCTTCAACTATATCAAGATTATCATTATGATGCCTCTGAAGTATATTATTGGCAACATACTATTACTCAACAAGACGTTAATCAACAATATTTTGATATAGATCCAAGCATTTTTGGGATTACTAGAATATTTCCATTAAATGATACGTTAACACAAAATAATATGTTTGATCTTAGATATCAATTAAGATTACACGAATTATACGATTTCACATCAACTTCATATACTAATTTTAGTATAACAATGCAGCACCTACAAAACTTACAATCAATGTTCACTGGTGATATTCCAGTAAGGTTTCAAAGACACACAAATAGATTATATGTTGATTGGGCTTGGGGTTCAACAAATGCTGCTGTTGGTTTAACTGTTGTTGCTGAAGGATATCAAGCTATTGATCCAGAAACATTTGAATCCGTTTATAATGATATGTGGCTCAAAAAATATACTACAGCGTTATTCAAACGCCAATGGGGTGATAATATGAAAAAATTTGGAAATATTCAGCTTCCTGGTGGAATAACTTTAAATGGTAAAGAAACTTTTGATGAAGCTACAATTGAAATTGATAAATTGGAAGAAGAAATGCAAGAAAGATATTCATTACCAGCCCAATTTATGATTGGATAATTATGACTTCTCCATATTTTCAAAATTATGGTAATGCTGTTGAATCGAAACTCATAGAAGACTTATATAATGAAGCAATAGCAATACAGGGATTTCCTGGCTATTATCTACAAAATAAAAATACAGCTTCTAGAGATCTTATTTATGGTGATGATCCAATAAAAGCTTTTGATACTTCTTATAAATTAGATATGTATCTTGTCAACACATTCGATTATGGTGATGAACAAGATTTCTTTTCTAAATTTGGACTTGAAGTTAGGAATCAAGTAAAAATTCAATTTACTGTCAGAGAATTTTCTAAACAAACACTAAAAACAATGGCTAGACCTCTCGAGGGAGATTTAATCTTTATTCCTTTCATGAAGGATACTGGAGAGCTATTTGAAATTAAATTCGTAAATTCTTCAAAAGATTTATATACTCTTGGAAGATCAAAACCATATTTTTATGAATTATCTCTTGAACCGTTTAAATATAATGAAGAAAATATTGATACTGGTGTTGCAGCAATTGATAATATTGGGTTGCTAGAGAAATTTAAAACTGATTTAGACCTTATTTCTGGTTCAGGACAATATATCATAAATGAGATGGTATATCAAGGTTCTGCAAACAATCATATTGCGTACGCAGAAATAATTGATTGGGATTCAGCGAATACAATTTTAACTGTTATCAATGATATTGGAGAGTTTGATCCAGCTTCTTCTCTTCCAATTGTTGGAGCCACAAGTAATGCAATCTATTATTTAACATCAACAAATAACAGTGAACAACCAAATTTCGACAATGACTTTATTCATGATGAAGGGTTAACATTTATCCAAGCGAGCGATAATCCATTTGGCAGTCTATAAGGAAAAATTGTGTATCCACCAACTAATGCTCCAGTATTAAATACAAGATTACAAGCTATCAGAAAAACAACGGTAGCATTCGCATCACTTTTTAAGAATATCCCATTTATACAATACAATAATGATGGTTCAATAAAAGAAGAAATAATCGTACCTATTGTTTATGGTGATAAAGAAAAATATGTAAAAAGATTAGAAGCTACTTCTAATCAAAATATATCAAATGAAAAAGTCCAAATAACACTACCAAGAATTGAATATGGACTGATTAATATGTTGTATGATCCAGCGCGGAGAACAAATCAAGCAAATAAAATTGTTGGATGTAATTCTAATGGTTCAATATATGTAAACTCTCCGATGCCATATAATTTTAATTTTGAAATTGTTATCTATACAAGAAATATTGAAGATGCTAATCAAATAATGGAATATATTCTTCCATATTTTTGTCCTGATTATAATATAAAAATAAATATGGTTCCAGAGGCTGGAATTATAAAAAATATTCCAATCACATATATGGGCGATTCTGAAGATGAAGATTCTTCAGGAACATTTGATAGTTCTGTTCGGTCTGTATTCAGAACTCTTTCTTTTGTTGCAAGAAGTTATATCTACCAACCTCCAAAATATTATAAACCGATTCTTTTTACAGATACAAATATTAATATAATACAATCTACAAACAATATAAATGTTGTTTCTGGTAATGGAACGTTTTATGTTGGAGATACAGTATTTCAAGGAGATTCTTTTGATAGAGCAACAGCTAAAGCTACTGTAGATTATTGGGATCCAAACACAAAAACATTAAGAATATCTCCAGTTTCTGGATCATTTACTCCAAATACAGTAATACAAAATCTAGAAAAAACAGCTAAATATATCACTGCGAATGTAAACGGTTCTATTGCTTACAACACAAAAATTACCCCTGTGCCAAACACATATCCAATAGTTGGTCCATATGATTATAATATTATTACAACTGACTATACAAAATAAATTATGACAACACAATTTAATAAAAAAATGGAGAAATTATTTGATGTTCCTTCATCTGTTTTATATGATGATTCAGAACTCCAAGAATATCTTCCAGCTGACTCAGACCAAGAATTAACAGCCCTTTTGGATCATGATCTTAAACAGGATTACGAAAAAACTAGAAATAAACTTGATTCCTTAATAGAAAAAGGAACTGATGCTATTGATAGCATGCTTTCTATTGCTAGAGAATCAGAAAAAGCGAGAGATTTTGAAGTTGCTGGTAATATGATCAAAACCATTGTTGATGCTTCGAAAGATTTATTGGAAGTACAAAAGAAAATGAGAGAAATGACAGGAAAAAAAGATTCAGGAACTACTAATATTAAAAATGCAGTTTTTGTTGGGAGTACAACAGAACTTCTGAAGGCGATGAAAGATATTAAAAACGGAAATATAAGTGAGTGAAAAAGAATATTATAGAGACAATTTACTCTTAAAACGTCCAGGTGTTCAATATGAATTTGAACAATGGCAATTAGAAGAAATAGAAAAATGTGCTTCTGATCCAATATACTTCATTAGAAATTATGTAAAAATCATATCTCTAGATGAAGGCATTATATATTTTAATATGCACAAATATCAAGAAGAGATGGTTAATGCATTCCACAATAATCGATTCTCAATAGTTCGTATTGGTAGACAGTCAGGAAAAACAACAACATCTGTAGCATATTTACTCTGGTTATCTATTTTTACCGAAAGATATAGTATTGCAATAACAGCAAATAAAAAAGCTTTAGCTGTAGATATTTTATCTAGATATCAATTAGCATACGAAAATCTTCCAATGTGGTTACAACAGGGTGTTGTTATTTGGAATAAAGGGTCTGTTGAATTAGAAAATGGATCAAAACTTTTAGCAGCATCTACAGCTGCAAGTTCTATTCGTGGTGGATCGTTCAATCTTGTAATGATGGACGAATTTGCTCACGTCCACAATAACTTAGCCGAAGAATTTTTTACTTCTACATATCCTGTAATTTCTTCTGGAACATCTACTAAAATTATTATAGTTTCTACTCCAAGAGGCATGAATCTATATTATAGAATGTGGATGGATGCAATAAACGGAAAAAGCGATTATTTCCCTGTAGATATTCATTGGTCAAGAGTCCCTGGAAGAGATGAAGCATGGCGCGAAAAGACCATTCGTAATACTTCAGAAAGGCAATTTGCACAAGAATTCGGCTGCGAATTCCATGGATCAACAAATACATTAATTGATGGAGGAAAACTTCAGATATTAATTGCAAAAGAACCATTGGAACTTGACGAAAAAGATGCTTTCGGAATGGAAATTTACGAAAAGCCAATAAGAGAATATTATGATGATGAAACACAAAAGATGGTTGATAAAGATCATATCTATGTTCTTTGTGCTGATGTTTCTGAAGGAAAAAATTTAGATTATACAACATTTTCTGTTTTTGATGTTTCAACAATTCCATATAAACAGGTTGCAACATATAGAAATAATCAAATTTCTCCTATGCTATTTCCTGATATATTAAGGTTATGTGCTGAATATTATAATAATGCTCATGTATTAATAGAAATAAATAATAACCCTCAAGTTGCAGATATTCTATATCAGGACCTAGAATATGAAAATGTGTTCAAAATATATTCTGGAAATAAACAAGCACAACAATTATCTGAGAGTGGAAAGGCAACTCAAAATGGCTTAAATATGAGCCCATTAGTGAAACGAACTGGATGTTCTGCACTAAAAACTATAATTGAAACAAATAAACTTGAAATTTATTCTTCAGAAACAATATATGAATTAACTAGATTTATTGCTACAAATAATTCATTTGCTGCTGAAGAAGGAGCTCATGACGATTTAGCTATGACGTTAGTTATGTTTGCTTGGGTGACAACTCAAAAATTATTCATAGAATTGTCTTCTACAGATATAAGAAAAAGGTTACAAATTGAACATAATTATGCAAAAGAAGAAGATTCCGAAATACCACCAATGCCTATGTTTTCTGACGATTTAAGAGATAGGTTCATTTTAGAAGCTGGAGATCTTTGGCAAGTTGTAGAAGAAGAACAATTTTATTATTAAGGTTACCAAAACGTTAGATATTATAAATACTATTAAAAATATTATCTTTCAACAAGGAGTAAATTATGGCATTTCAAGTCAGTCCAAGTGTTACATTATCAGAATATGATAACACTAATTCTATACCAGTTTCAGGTTCTTCAGTAGGCGCTTTTGCTGGAGATTTCTCTTGGGGTCCAGGAAACAAAAGAATATCTATAGGTTCAGCGAATGAATTGGTATCAACATACACTCAACCAACCAACAATAACTACGCTTCATTCTTTTCAGCTTCAAATTTTTTAGCATATACAAACAATTTAATTGTAGTAAGAACAGTTTCTTCAAATTCATATAATGCAACAGCTAATGCTTCTGCAACATTTAGTATTCCAAACAAACAAAATTGGGAATTAGCTTATTCTACAAACCAATCAAATTTAAATGTTATTGGACCATTCGCAGCAAGATATCCAGGAGCATTAGGGAACTCTTTAACTGTTTCAGTTTGTTCTAGCAATACTGCATTTAAAAGCCCTGCATTTACAGCAAATACAGTTGCAAACTCTACTTCTGTTTTGATAACTGGATTTACTACAGCATTTGCTGCTTCATATCCGTATTTTAGTTCTAATGATATTATTACATTAAATGGAACTTCATATACAATTGCATCAATTTCAGGTAATACAGTTACTACAACAACTCAACAACCAACAACTGCAACTAATGTTACAGCAAAACTTTCTTGGAAATATGCTTCATCATTCTCAGCTGCTCCTGGAACTTCAGTTTATGGCGCTTCTCAAGGTGCTTCTGGAGATGAAATTTCTATTGCTGTTATTGATACAAATGGTGCATTTACTGGTGTTAAAGGTTATGTGTTAGAAACATTTGATCGTGTATCAAAAGCTACTGATTCAATTACAGATGATGGTTCAAATAACTATTATAATTCAGCTATCTTTGACAAATCAAAGTATATATTTAAAGCTGGAACAGTTCCTGGAGCAACAAATTGGGACCAAACTTCATTAAATACTGTATTTAACGGTGCAAATAATTATACAGTACAACTTAGCGGTGGGACTGATGTTCTATCTTCTGATTCTGATAGAATTAATGGATATCAATTGTTTGCAAACCCCGAAGAAGTAACAGTTGACTTTTTAATCGCTGGCGAATCAAGCGCTACTGTTTCAGGTGCAATATTAACTATAGCTAATCAAAGAAAAGATTGTGTTGCATTCATCTCTCCATTAAGACAAGATGCTGTAACTTCTGTAAATATTGATAATATTATTGCGTACAGAAACAGTTTAAGTCCATCTACTTCTTACTCAGTTATGGATTCAGGGTACAAATATCAATACGACAAATACAATAATGTGTATAGATATGTTCCATTAAATGCTGATATTGCTGGTTTATGTGCAAGAACTGATAAAACAAATGCTCCATGGTATTCTCCTGCTGGATATAATCGTGGTCAAATATTAAATGCTATTAGATTGTCATATAATCCAACTCAAACAAACAGAGACGATTTATATCAAGCTGGTATTAATCCTGTATGTTCATTCCCAGGACAAGGTGTTGTTTTATTTGGCGATAAAACTATGCAAGCAAAAGCTTCTGCGTTTGATCGCATAAACGTTCGTAGATTGTTTATTACTCTTGAAAGAGCAATTGCTGATGCTGCTAAATATTCATTGTTTGAATTTAATGACACATTCACACAATCAGCATTTATCTCGTTAGTTGATCCTTATCTTCGTTCAGTAAAATCTGGAAAAGGAATCTACGCTTACAAAGTTGTTTGTGATTCGTCTAATAACCCACCATCTGTTGTTGATCAAAATGGTTTCGTTGGCGATATTTTTATCCAACCAGCTAAATCTATTAACTTTATACAATTAAACTTTACTGCAGTAAATAGTGGTGTTAGTTTTACTGAAGTTGCAGGAACTTCAGTCGGTTAATTTTTGTTAATAAATAAATAAAAGGGAGCAGCTTTCGGGCTGCTCTAAACAAAAGATCTTATAAAGAGGAATAAACAAATGGCGTTTAATGTAGATCAATTTAGAATGGCAATGGCATTGGATGGTGCAAGACCAAACTTGTTCCAAGTAACATTATCATTTCCAAGCCTTGTCGCTTATGGTGACACAAGAGAATTATCTTTTATGGCAAATTCAACAACATTACCATCATCTATTGTTGGTGTAGCAAGACAAAGTTATTTTGGTAGAGAAGTAAAATTTCCTGGAAATAGAGTATTTCAGGATTGGTCAATTAATGTAATTAATGATGAAACATTTAATATCAGAAATGCATTTGAACAATGGTTGAATATAATAAACAATAATAGTGGAAATGTGAGAGATTCAGCTGCAGTGTATAGTAATGGGTATTCTGTTGATGCTCAAGTAACACAATTCAGTAAAGATGGTCAACCATTAAAACAATATAATTTTGTTGGTTTATTTCCTACCCAAGTTGATCCTATCAATTTAAGTTGGGGAAATAATGATACTATTGAAGAATTTGGCGTTACATTCTCGTATCAATATTGGGAGTCTACAAGAGATGCTGCAACACAGCCTTCTCCTAATGCAGCTTCTGCAGCTTTCCTATAATATTTTTTGAGTTTTTAGATTATGGCAAAAATATCATTATTCGGATTTAAACTTGGGAAAGATACTCCTGCGCAGGAAGTTTTACCCTCGTTTTCTCCACCTGTGCTAGATGATGGTGCTGTAACCATAACGGCTGCAGCACATTATGGAACAAGCATTGATTTAGATTCAAATTATAAGAATGATGTTGAGTTAATTACTCGGTATCGTGAAATGGCAATGCAACCAGAAATTGAAACTGCTGTTGACGACATTATCAATGAAGCAGTAATTCATGACGAAGATGAATCAGTTAAAATTGTCTCAGATAATATCAAAGCCTCTCCAAAAGTAAGAGCTGCTATTGATGAAGAATTCCAAAATATCTTAACTCTTTTAAATTTCAAAAATTTAGGCCAAGATATATTCAGAAGATATTATGTTGATGGAAGATTATTTTATAATATCATTCTAGATAAAGAAAATCCACAAGCAGGTATTCAAGAATTACGTTATACTGATCCAAGAAAACTTACTAAAATCAGAGAAATAAAAAAAGTAAAAGATAAAACTACTGGTTTTGATATTGTGCAAGGATTTGCTGAATATTATATTTATTCAGATTCGATTTCTACAAAATCGAATTTATCTAATTCTGGACTAAGAATTGCTCCAGATTCTATTATTTCTGTGACAAGCGGACTATTAGATTCAAAACGATCTATAATATTAAGTTATTTACATAAAAGTATTAAACCTCTCAATCAATTAAGAATGATTGAAGATGCTACTATTATATATAAAATCTCTAGAGCTCCAGAAAGAAGAATATTTTATATAGATGTTGGAAATTTGCCGAAAATGAAGGCAGAACAATATCTTAAAGATATTATGACAAAATACAAAAATAAAGTTGTATATGATGCAAACACTGGTGCAATTCGTGATGATAGAAGATTTCTTTCTATGCAAGAAGATTTCTGGTTACCAAGAAGAAATGGACAATCAACTGAAATTACAACATTACCATCATCAGCAGCATTTGATGATATGTCAATGATTGAATATTTTGAAAAGAAATTATATAAATCTTTAAATGTTCCATATTCAAGACTAATTCAATCTGATTCTCCTTTTGATGCAGGAAATCCGGACCAAATATCTAGAGACGAAATTAAATTTGCAAAATTTATTAATAGATTAAGATTAAAATTTACTGATTTATTTGATCAAGCATTAAGAGTTCAATGTTACTTAAAAGGTATTTGTTCTCAAGAAGAATTTGATACATATAAACAACATATCTATTATGATTTTAAGATAGATAACCATTATGCAGAATTAATTGATGCACAACTATTGCAAAGTAGAATGGGTGTTCTTGATTCTGTTGCCCCCTATGTTGGGAAATATTATTCACAACAATGGATTCAGAAAAATATATTACAATTTTCTGATGAAGATATTAAACAAATGGCAAAAGAGATTACAGATGAAGTTAAAGATGGATGGTATCCTGACCCAAAACTTGCTGCAACAGATCCATCTTTAGGTGGTTTACCTCCTGATGGGAGCCAAGACTCTTTGCCTGTTTCAGATAATACTGATGCTAGCAACGATCAACAAGATGAACCACAAAATAAACCTGTAAAAAAACAAAAAGATTCTGATCAACAATCTAATAACCCATATTATACTAATGGCTAAACATATAAAAAAAGATTTACCACAAGTTTTGGTATTAAAACGGCAGTTTATTCAAAGATTTCCAAATGGACAAATGGTTGCATTATATCATTCTGATCATTTAAATCAATTTGTTACTGTTCCTTTAGACAATTCACAATTTTCTTCTAATACAGTTGAAAGCGTTTTAGAAAGATTAAATTATATCTCAGAAAATGATGATGTCGAAACATTAGTATTTGAAGATCTATCTGAATTGAATATAAATAAAGAATGTGCTGATATAATGTTAGAATTTATTGCATCTCAACCGGAATTATTAGAAGCAATTGTTGTTTCTGATAAAAAATTCTTAGAATTATTAGAACAGGCTGTAAATTTATCATCAGATATACCGGAATCTGAATCAAATCAGGAGTTAGAAGAACAATGAAATTATTAAACGAATTTACAGAATCGGTCTCAACTAATGTGTTGGTTGAAGAAACGACTGGCAAAAAATCTTATAAAATTAATGGTCCATTTATTCATACAGAAGAAGCAAATAGAAATGGTCGTATTTATATAAAAGAACATATGCTTCCGGAAGTTTCTAGATATAAAAAAGATTTTGTAGATACAAGAAGAGCATTAGGAGAACTTTCTCACCCAGAAGGTCCAGCAATCAACCCTGATAAAGTTTCTCATTTAATTACAAAATTAGAATTTGTTGATAATTTGTGCATTGGCGAGGCAACAATTCTAGATACCCCGAATGGTAATATCGTTAAATCATTTATTGATGCTGGAGTAAATTTTGGCGTCTCAACTAGAGGTCTTGGTTCGATCAAAGAATCTGGCGGTTTGAAATATGTCCAACCAGATTTTCGCTTAGTTACAGTAGATATAGTTTTAGATCCATCTGGAAAAGCGTGTTATGTCGAAGGATTGATGGAAGGAAAAGAATGGATGTATGTTGATGGGAAAGGTTGGGTAGAACAATACCTTGAAGAATCGCGAAAAACCTTAAAAACACTAAAAGCTAAAGATGTTGAACCAATGGCGTTACAAATTTTTGAGAATTTTCTCGCAAAATTATAACTTTTATAAATAATACTAAACGAAATCTAAGAGGATATATACATGTCAAAAGAAAAAAATTTGAATCTTTCTGAAGCTGCATTAGAGATTCTGAACACAAACGTAAAAACAAAAGATGCTAGCCAAGATAAATTCGGCCAAGGCGAAAAATTAAAAGATACAGTAAATAAAAGTGCTTCTGATATCGGAAGTGCAAGTTTTGCAGAATATGATTTGAAAGATGTTCCTACTGCAACTGCTCCAGGAGAAACTCCTCCTGTTGGCTCAGAACCAATTAAAAAATTAGCTCCTCAACCAGCAGAAACTTCAACAGCTGTTGATACTAAAGTTGACCAATTACCTAAAAAGGGAAAATTTGTTAACGAAGAGGAAGAAGTTGATGAAACTGAATCTGAAGAAGAAGTTAATGAAGATATCGAAGCATTAATGGCTGGCGAAAACCTTTCTGAAGAATTTAAAAAGAAAGCTACTGCTATCTTTGAAGCTGCTGTTAAAGCAAAAGTTTCTGAATTAGCTGAAGAATTAGAAGCACAATATGTTGCTCAATTCGAAGAAGCTTATGAAGAAATGAAAGAAGATTTCTCAACAAAAGTAGACGAATATTTAGATTACGTTGTTGAATCTTGGTTAGAAGAAAATACTCTTGCTATTGAATCAGGTCTAAGAACTGAAATAGCTGAAGGTTTTATGGAATCATTAAAAGCAGTGTTCGAAGAGCACTATATTGATATCCCTGAAGAAAAATTTGATGTAGTTGAAAGTTTAACTTCTAAAGTAGAAGTTTTAGAAAAACAAGTCAATGAAGAAATGACAAAAAACATTAACTTGAAACAAAAATTGTCAGAACAAAAGAAAGTAGAAGCTCTTCATGCAGTTTGTGAAGGATTAACTTTATCTCAAGCAGAAAAAATTAAATCTATCGCCGAGGGTGTAGAATTTGTTTCTGATGAAGATTTCGTAAATCAAATGGAAGACATTAAAGAATCTTATTTCTCTACTGCTACTTCTGTTAAACCCGCTTCGAAAGAATCTTTGAACGATGTAGTAGAATTAATCGAAGAAAAAGAACAAAAAGTTGTTGATCCAGTTATCGCAGCTTATGCTTCTAAAATTTCTCAAACACTATTAAAATAAAAATACTTTAGAAAATAAAAAGGAGTTGTAAAAAATGGCATTATTAAACGAAGAATTAAACCTAAAATGGGGTCCAATTTTAGAGCACCCTGAATTAACTAGCATTTCTGATCCATATAAAAAAGCAGTTACTGCTATTATTTTAGAAAATCAACAAAATGCAATGGATGCTGATCGTCAAACTTTGAACGAAACAACAACTAACGTTGCTGGTGGTATTTCAAATTTTGATCCAATCTTAATCAGCTTAGTACGTCGTGCGCTTCCTAACTTAATTGCTTATGATATCGCTGGCGTTCAACCAATGACTGGCCCAACTGGTTTGATCTTTGCATTACGTTCACGTTACGGTTCACAATCTGGCGCCGAAGCTTTCTACAATGAAGCTAATACTATCTTCTCTGGTATTATTGGTAATACTCCAGCAGGTAATACTGGTTCTACTACTGCTTCTGCTGCTTCTGCAAATAGTGCTGTTGATTCTACTGGTCCATTAGCTTTATCTAGTTTTGATACTGGTACTGGTTTAACTACTGCTTTGGGTGAAGTTTTAGGTGCATCAAACGCTTTCCCTGAAATGGGTATCTCTATCGAGAAAGTAACTGTTTCTGCTAAAACTCGTGCATTGAAAGCTGAGTACTCTTTAGAAATGGCACAAGACTTAAAAGCAATTCATGGTCTTGACGCTGAAACTGAATTGTCTAATATTCTTTCTACTGAAATTTTATCAGAAATCAACCGTGAAGTTATCCGTACTATCTACACTGTAGCTAAAGCTGGTGCTCAATTCGGTACTGTAACTCCTGGTATATTTGATTTAGATACTGACTCAAATGGTCGTTGGTCAGTTGAGCGTTTCAAAGGTTTGATTTATCATATCGAAAGAGAAGCTAACCAAATCGCGAAAACTACTCGTAGAGGAAAAGGTAACATCTTAATCGTTTCTTCTGATGTTGCTTCTGCTTTAGCAATGGCTGGTGTATTACAATATACTCCTGCTCTTTCTGCTGATCTACAAGTAGATGACACTGGAAATACTTTTGCTGGTTTGTTACATGGTCGTATCAAAGTTTATATCGATCCTTATTTTGGTGGTTCTGCACAAAACGTAGAATTATGTACTGTTGGTTATAAAGGTACTTCTCCTTATGATTCAGGTTTATTCTACTGCCCATACGTTCCTTTACAAATGGTTCGTGCAGTTGATCCTTCAACTTTCCAACCAAAAATTGGATTTAAGACTCGTTACGGTTTAGTTGCTAATCCTTTTGCTGAAGGTTTAAACCAAGGTTTAGGACAATTAAATGCTCGTGCAAACTTATATTACAGAATTTTTGCTATCAAAAACTTAATGTAATAGAAACTATAACTTCGGTTATATTAGGAAAGGGGCTGAAAAGCCCCTTTTTTATGCTTAAAAGAAAGAATCAAAAGTAACAATTTCTTCTTCAATAAAATGATCTTTCCATAATTTATCAGCAACCCTTTTTACTTCAGGATTCTCTTTTCCAACAAGGGGTTGTTCATATTCTCCGCTATTATTACCTCCAAATGCAAGATTAATGAATTGTGAAGCAATAGTTTTTCTATCAAACGATAAAAGTTTCTTTTGATTGTTTTTAATAATTTTAAGATAATCTTTTTCATTAATATTAAAATATTGATTGATAAGATCACCAAACTCTTTTGGTGTTGCATCATGAGGAATCATTAAATAATTTTCGTTTGGTTTAAATACTTCACCAATACCTTTTTCGTTGTCTGAAACTCCAAAATTTCTAGCAATAGGGACAACACCATTAAGCATAGAATCAACAATTACTCTATTAAAATGTTCTCCATAATTCATAGACCAACTAGGATCTAATAAAAATTTACATGTATCAAGAATTTCGTCACGCTTATTTTCGGTAATAAATCCAATATATGAGAATTTTCCTGAATTTGCAGCATTGTCCCAAATTGGCATATTTAATCTATCACTACCAGCATTTGGATCTAATTGTTTTGTACAATGATATTCTGGCTTACACTTATCAACGGAAGTCATATAATTCCTTTCAATCCCATCACCAGCTACAATAACATATCCATCAATATAGGGAACTGCTGCAATTAAATCATCAACCCTTTTCCACCGCTTAAATGTTTGTAAAGATAAAATTTTATCTTCTTTTAAAGCAAAAGATGGTATTTTCTGTTTTGATAAATCTTGAGGATTTAAAATTAAATTTCTTGGAACAGTTAAAAAATTAGCTGATTTTACTGCTGATGGGTGAACACAAGCAAGACCTGAAAATTTATGTTGAAATTTATATATCCAAGAATAATTCTTAATAAGATTTCCGTCATGAATAACAACAATTTGTTTTGCTGTTACATCTTCAATCATTGGAGTCCAATCAAGAAAGTGTTCTGTTTCTGAATTTTTAAACCCAAAAATAGATTGCCAAATAACCAAATCATGTTTATTTGCATCTTCCACAAATCTAGAAATTTCATTAGTGTTCTTTAAAGCATAATACGGACAAATCCAACCCTTTCCTTGATGGACTGGATATCCAGTCCCCACACCAATCTCATATCCTTCTTTTAAAGAATAATCAAGATCTCCTTTCTGAGGAGTTTTTGTTGGTTTCACAAATGCAAATGTCACATCATGACCAAGTTCTTTTAATCCAGCACATAACTGCTCATTATGATTAATAATTCCACCAAAATTATTAAACACATGCATAACTACAAATATTTTCATTTAATTCTCGCCTCAGAAGAAATCTTCAATACCATTTAATTCAAATGATTTTTTTAACCATGGATGATGTTTTTCTAACCATTCATCACCTTGATCGCCTTTGGATTTTAAATAATCATACCACTCTTTTGCTCTAGCATAATCGTGATGTTTGTCTTCAGAGTCAGCCCACATTCCTGGACTTATTCCATTCCAACGGTTTCTTTGTTCTGGATGATCTTTGTTTAATCTTCTTGATTCAACAAATATTCTTCTTTCTTGTTCATACTCAAAAGAACCTAATTCAGCCATAGATTCATGAGTAAATGCAATTATTGATAATCTTTCTGCATCAGGATCCTCAAGAACAATTGGTGTATTTCCATGTAAACCAACAGTATTTAAAACTAATAATAAATCTCTTGGTCTAACATTTACAGCATAACCAATTTCAGGGAATGTTAGATAACCACCAGAAAACTTATCATTATTGCTCATGACACATAAATTTGCCATCCCTAATTCCATATTCTTGGCGTCATGATGTGCTGCAGTTCTAAAATTACGATTCACAGTTACTGTTGTAAATGGAGTTCCTGGAACTCGAAATTTAGAATCAATTTTTTCTGCTACTTCCATTTGATTACTAAATCTCCATGGAAGTAATTCTTTAAATCCTTTAGATAAGGATTGTAAAAATGGATATGCTAATGCAAATTCTTCTGGATTATCTCTGGTATAAGATGTTGCTCTACCATATGGAATTCTTGGATATCTTGAATACCAACCAGAAATGCCACTATTAACAACATTAGCATAAGTTGTATCGCTAATATAATTATCTAAAATATCTTGTGCTTTCTTTTTTGCAATATCTACCTCTTCGTCACACAATGAATTTGCAAAATCATCAAATATAAAATTATTTGCTTTGATTTTTTCGGTCAACCAAACAACACCCCTACTCTCATCAGATTTTAATGTTTTATATTTCTCTCTAATTATATTAATTTCTTTTCTTGGATTTCTTTCTCCAAAAATATCAGAAATATTATTTTTTAAAAAATGTTCAAGAATATCGAATTGCTCATCTGTAACCCATTCTCTTCCGCCACATGTACCTGTTCTTGGTCCACCAGCAATACCTCTATTTTGAGTTTCAACTGCTGCTTCTCGTAATCCAGCATAAGCTGAATCAGCTTCTTCTTGTGTAAAGAAGTTTTTACGGAATTTAAAAACAATATTTTTTTCGTTCAACCCCTTTCCACAATGCCCACAATCCATATTTTTTTCACAATTTTCTTCAGCTGTGAAATCAGCACAATCTGGTGGTAAATATATATCACAATCTTCTTCTATCAATGTATGATAATGTGAATCATCTAACCATTGACCTATTAAATCTGGTCTTGGTATAACTTCTTCAGGTTTTAATACAATTACTTTTGTCATTTTTTGATCCTATTAATATTAATACTCATAGTTTACTATACTTTTTAAATAAAGTAAAGCGCTTTTTGTTATTTAGAAAAATATAAATATAGTAATAAAACAAAGGAACTTAAAATGGCTGCACAAGACTTTTCTCCATGTGATCAAGATATTTTGCAATCTGCAAAATTTATCTTTACTATTCCTAGATTAACCTCTACACAATTCTTTTGTCAGGCAGCAAATATTCCTGGAATATCAACACATGCAAAATATCAAACTACTACATTTTTAGACCTAGCAATTCCAGGCGATAAAATAATTTTTGAGGATTTAAATATAGAATTTTTGTTAGATGAGGAATTGCAGTCATGGATTGGAATAAGTGAATGGATGCGGGGTATTGCGTTTCCTGAAAATTTTGATCAATATATAAATTTAAGGCATCAATCAAAATATAGTGAACGAGTAGAATTCCCTCAATATGCTGATGCAGAATTGGTTGTTTTATCTTCATCAAATCAACCAACAGTAAAAGTATATTTTAAAGATTTATTTCCTATTTCTTTATCTGCGATAGACTTTGATATAAGATTGAGTTCTGAAAAAGTAATGACAGCATCTGCGTCCTTTAAATATAAAAGGTATGATGTAGAAATATTGTAGTACCTATATAAATTTATTTGAGAATTAATTATTATGCTAAAACTTGATCAAATCATTGAGGAATGGAAATCTGATTGTAAAATAGATGAAACAGACCCTCAACACGAACTAATAAAAACCCCATTGCTCCATGCAAAATATATTGAAATATTGTCTCAACAAAGACTAGCATCACATAAAATGAAATTTAACCACTCAAAAATGAAAAAAATCAGAAGGGAATATTATTTTGGGAATTTAGACAAAGAAACCCTTGATGAATATGGGTGGGAGCAGTTTGATCTTAGGATTGGAACTAAAGGTAATGTAGATTACTACTTAGATTCAGACGAGAATTTAATAAGACTTCTTGAAAAAAAAGCTTATTATGATGAATGTGTATCAATATGCGAATCAATTCTAAAAGAATTGTCTGCTCGTACTTGGCAACTCAGGGAATTTATGCAATATAACAAATTTTTGGCTGGTGGATAATGATAGAAGTACATAAAATAAACGAATCCTTTGTTATCCTTAAATGCGATAGAGGAATAGCCCAAGAATTATCTGAATATTTTTCGTTTCTAGTTCCTGGTTACAAATATATGCCTGCATTTAAAAATAAAATGTGGGATGGAAAATTAAGATTAGCTAAACTTCTTCCAAATGGTGATGTTGAATTTTATGTCGGATTAATTAACCAACTAGAAATATTTTGTTCGGACAGAGAATATTCCCTAATTAAAAATTATGATGATCGTTTGAATTTAATTTCATCAGAAGAATTACAATGCTTTATTGAAAAATTAAATATACATTCTTACGGAAAACGTATTGAAGTTAGAGATTATCAATTTGAATGTGTGTTAGATTTTTTAAATACGAAAAGAATGGTAGGATTAAGTCCAACCAGTTCTGGAAAGAGTCTGATTCTTTATATTATAATACGCTATTTAATACAAAATACTTGTAAAAAAACATTATTAATTGTACCAAATGTATCATTATGCCACCAATTAGCCTCAGATTTTGTAGATTATGCATCACACAATAAATGGGATTCTGATAATCATATACATCTAGTGTTTTCCGGAAAAGATAAAGATGCTGATAAAGAAATAATTTTATCTACATGGCAATCTTTATATACCATAAAAGATAAAAATTACTTTAAACAATTTGATCTTGTTATTTGTGATGAAGCGCATCTTTCTTCAGGAAAAGAAATAACTACTATAATAGAAAAGTGTATTAATGCTGAATATAGAATTGGTGTAACTGGTACTCTAAATGGTCAAAAAATACATTCATTGCAGTTAGAATCATTATTTGGTCCAGTAAAAAAAGTTATTACAACAAAAGAATTAATGGATAATAATCAAGTAACAAATTTAGCCATTAAATGTATTGTATTAAAGTATCCAGAAGAAATAACAAAACTTACCCAAAATTTAAAATACCAAGAAGAATTAGATTTTATTATATCAAATAAAGAAAGAAATAAATTTATTAAAAATCTAACTTTATCTCTTAAAGGAAATACATTATTGTTGTATCAATTCGTAGAAAAGCATGGAGATGTGTTATATAACCTTATTTCTAATTCGAAATTTGCACAAGATAAAATTGTATACTATATACATGGAGATATAAAAGCGGAAGAAAGGGAATCTATAAGAAAGGCGATGGAGACTCAAAATAATGTTATTCTAATAGGTTCTGTTGGTACTGTTTCTACTGGAACAAATATTAAAAACTTACACAACATTATTTTTGCAAGTCCAAGCAAATCAAGAGTTAGAAATCTCCAAGCAATTGGAAGGGTTCTTCGACTTAATGAGAATAAGGATAAAGCTATCCTTTATGATTTAGCAGACGATCTGAGGTATAAAAAGCATCAAAATTATACTATTCTTCATTTTAAAGAAAGAATTAAAATTTACAATGAAGAAAAATTTAATTATAAATTGATTAATATTGATCTAGATCAGACCCTATAGATCTTAATTACGGCTAACTGGAGGCTTACTGTTTAATGATATTTTTTAATTGACCTTATAGTATCAATTAGTAATTATCTATCTTCAAATGCTTTAAAATGATGGTTGCGAGCGCAGCGAAGCAGGAGCGAAGCGACTTAATAAGACCTAATTGAATTTAATTAATACTATCTCTACTTTAAAAATATTAATTGAATTTAAACTACATCGAGTTGCTTTAACTCGTCGCTTCGCTCCTGCTTCGCTGCGCTCGCACAACATCTATTTTGTTTAATATTAGATTTAAACTACATCGAGTTGCTTTAACTCGTCGCTTCGCTCCTGCTTCGCTGCGCTCGCACAACATCTATTTTGTTTAATATTAGATTTAAGCAGCAGCGAAGGATATGACACCCCATTTTCAGGGGGCATCAAAATTTTTTTTAGATTTATGACAGTAAGTATTTTTATTTGAATCCGCATTATTGGGCTCTGTACCTTACCCCACTTACTACGATTTTTAAAGAGAACTCGGTGTCAGTTTCTCTATATAATGCTTTTTATGAATTCTAGATCGAATAAAATATATTAACAAGTTAATGTTCTATTCTGACCTTTATTTAACCTTTTACGATTATCTTAACCGAATCCCAGAACGGCTGGTACGATTTAAGGCATCCCTTTCGGGGCAGAAGATAAAAGACTACGGTATGAAGCGTAGATTTGGAGTACCATCTCCTTTAAGAATGGATTTTCCGGTGAAATATAAATCGGCTCACCAACCTTTAAACTCATACATTTATAGTTAATATTTAGTCAATACTAAATACACATAAATCAAAGTCTACTATAACATTTAAAAAAAGTCAAGCATTATTTTTAATTTTTTTCTTGTATCCTTTTTCGTAGCATAATTTTTTTCTAGGTTTCTTTTTTTGTTTTGTATATTTATGTTCTTCGTAATATGCTTCTAATTTTCTAAACATATTAATATCTGTTGTATACCAGCGCCTATATTGGTGGTCAAAGTAAATCCCAATTCTTTTAGCTCGGTCTAACTGTTCTTTATTATCAAATTGTAAATATGTTATCATATTAAAATACCGTTTAAATAAAAATATATATAATTATATATTAATGTTATTTTGAGGTTTGTATTATGATTGAAAAGTTTGAATTGAAAATTATTAGAATGAAGACGGGCGAAGATCTTATTGGTTTTTGTTTTGAAGATAGAATTAATAATAAGATAATAATAAAATACCCAAAAACATTTTATTCCTATATAGATCCAGATACAAGTGATGAAGAGATTGTCCTTATTGATTGGCTTCCTAAACTTGCTTTTTATTCGCAAGAAGTTAAATTTGATTCCAGCAACGTTTTATTTTCATCTTATACGAATACTGCATTTGGTTATCAATACCTTTCTGTGATACAAGATTCATTAGATGAGACGACAGAATTAGCAACAAAAATACAAAAATTGTTATCTGAAACAAAAGATTCTTTTCCTGAAGTTAAAAATGATATATTACATTAAAACTATTGACTTTTTTATAATTCTATAGTATAATTGGAAAAAGTGTAATAATATGAGGTTAAAATGAAAGAATTAGATTTAGATTTAGATATAAGGTTTGATGAAGTCATACCAGAAGAAATTATTCCTGAGGAAATCTTTTTAGATGATCCTATAAAAGACGAAACTGTAAAAGTTAAAAGGAAGAAGGTTCCAAAGAATTATATTAATAATGCAGATTTTTATGAAGCTATTGTAGAATATAAGAAAAAATGTGATTTAGCTAAAGAAAATGGAACAAAAAAACCGATTGTTTCCAATTATATTGGTGAGTGTTTTACAAAGTTAGCAGAGGGTCTTTCTAGAAGACCAAATTTTTTCGGTTATTCTTATCGTGATGAAATGGTTTCTGATGGTATAGAAAATTGTTTGAGATATATTGAAAATTTTAATCCAGAAAAAACAAAAAACCCTTTTGCATATTTTACCCAAATATTATGGTGGGCTTTTGTTCGTAGAATTAAAAAAGAAAAAACACAACAATACATCAAATATAAAGCTACAGAAAATTTTGGTATTTTAGATACTGCTGAATTGATGGAATTGGGTGATGGAAATATTAAACAAATTGAAGTTTATGATAATTTATATGAGTATATTAAGAAATTTGAAGAAACATCTTTAAAGAAAACAGAAAAACCCATAAAAGAAAAGCAAATTAAAGTTTGTGGAATTGAAACTTTCTTGGAGGGTTAATGAAATTCGTTTTTCTTGGCGATACACATTTCGGTTGTAGAAATGCGAATCAACACCTTCAAGGTTTATTTGAAAAATTTTATTCAGAAACATTCTTTCCATATTTACTTAAAAATGATATAAAATTAGTTATACAACTTGGTGATATTTTTGATTCTAGAAAATATTCTAATCATAATGCTTTGCATGAAGCAAAGAAGATGTTTTTCTCTAAATTCGAAGAATATGATATAAAACTTATAACATTACTTGGGAATCATGATATTGCTTTTAAAGAATCGTTATCTGTCAGTTCGTCAGATTTATTTTTATCTCAGTTTGAGAATGTTGAAGTAATAAAAGAACCATCTAGAATATTAAAAGATGGTGTTAGTATAGATATTATTCCGTGGATCTGTAAAGAAAATTATGAAGAATGTGTTAAATTTATAAAACAATCAAGTTCTGAAATGTGTGTCGGCCATTTTGAAATCCAAGGTTTTAAAATGTATCAAGGTGGTATTTCTTCTGAGCATGGATTATCAGAAAAAACTTTTTCTAATTATGATAGAGTTTTGTCTGGCCATTATCATCACAGGTCTAAGAAAGGTAATATAGAATATATTGGTACACCTTATGAAATGACTTGGCAAGATTTTGGCGACCAAAAAGGTTTTCATTTGTTTGATACAGAAACTAGAAAACTACAATTTATTAAAAACCCCTTTTCAATTTATGTAAAGGTTGATTATGATGATACTGGTGTTGAAATAACAAATTCAAGTTATTTGGATAAAGAGTATCTTGAACAATTTAAATCTAAATATGTAAAAATACAAGTAAAAGAAAAAACAAATCCATATCTTTATGATTTGTTTATTGATCAAGTATATGCACAAAACCCTATAGATGTTTCTACAATAGAAGAAATTGTTGATACTGAGGTTGAGGATTCTATTGATGAAACAGATGATACATTGACAATCACATACAAATATATTGATGGAATAAATCAACAAGATTTAGATAAAGTTAAATTGAAAAATATAATGAATAGTTTATATAATGATGCGTTGGCGGTAGAATGATTATTTTTACAAAAGTAAGATTTAAAAATCTATTATCTTATGGGAATACATTTACTGAAATTGAATTAAATACAGCAAATAAAACATTGTTGTGTGGAAAAAATGGTTTTGGTAAATCTGTTGCTATTGATGCAATAACATTTGCATTATATGGAAAGCCATTCAGGAAAATAAACAAATCGGGTTTATTAAATTCAATTAATAAATTAGAATTGGTTACTGAAATTGAATTCTCTATTGGGTCACATTATTATAAAATAATTCGTGGCATTAAACCAAATATCTTTGAAATTTATTGCAATGACGTTTTAGTGCAACAAGACGCAAAAGTTAAAGATTATCAAGATCATCTAGAACGTTATATCCTCAAAATGAGCTATAAATCCTTTACTCAGGTGGTGATTTTAGGTTCAGCGAGATATACTCCGTTTATGCAATTATCAGCTTCTGATAGACGCTCAGTTATTGAGGATTTACTTGATATCCAGATTTTTTCGAATATGAATCTTATTGTAAAGGATAAATTATCTGCGTTGAAAGAATCAATACAAGATTGTAAATATAATATAGAATTGTATAAAGATAAAATTGATATTCAGAAATCTAATATAAAGCAAAGTAAAAAAGCATCAGAAGAAATAATATTAAAAAAAGAATCTTTAATTGCTAATACATTTAATGATGCTGAATTGCATCAAAATGAATTAAATACTTTGTTGGAAATTAATCAATCTTTATCTGAAATTATTTTAGATTTTGATTTAGTAGAATCAAAAAAACAAAAATTTGTTGTTATCCAAGAAAAATTTAAAACAAATAAGTTAAAATTTGAAAAAGAAAATTCTTTTTATGATTCTAATAATAATTGTCCAACATGCAAACAATCAATAGATTTGGAATTTAAATCGTCAATTGTTGAAAGTAATAATACAAAACTACAACAATTAAAGGATGGTGAAGAGAAATTATCTGGAGAATTATTAAGTGTTAAAAAAAGATTAGAAGAAATTAATATAATAAACAAAACTATATCAGAAAATAATATAGAAATTTCTAAACTTAATGCTTCTATCGTTTCAGCTCATAAATATATAAAATTGATTTCTCATGAATTGCAAGAACTAAATGTTGTAAATCAAACTGAAGGGAGTGATAATTTACAGTCTTTGGTTGAGAGTCTTGATGTTTATGTTGAAAATTATGAAGAATATATAATTGAAAAATCTTATTATGATTTTATATCTGTTATGTTGAAAGATGGTGGGATTAAAACGCGGATAATTAAACAATATCTTCCAGTTTTAAACAAATATATAAATCAATATTTGACTCAATTAGATTTTTTTGTTAATTTTAATATAAATGAAAATTTTGAAGAAGTAATTAAATCTAGACATAGAGACGAATTTACATATTCAAATTTTTCTGAGGGCGAAAAGATGAGATTAGATCTTGCTGTCTTATTTTCGTTTAGACAATTAGCAAGATTAAAAAATTCAGTAAATACAAATTTATTGATTTTGGACGAAGTTATGGATTCTAGCTTAGATGCTAATGGAACAGATGTTTTTATGGATCTCATTTCTTCTACAGATAAACATACAAATATTTTTGTAATAAGTCATAAAACGGATCAGATTTCTGATAAGTTTGATAGAATATTACAATTTGATAAAGTGAAAAATTTCTCTAAAATGAAGGTGATCTAACTATGCAAGAAATAGTTTATAATACAAATGAATTAAACCCTCCAGCGAAAATAGTTCCAGAGTTTGAACCTTATACGTTGGCTCCTCAGGATGCTGAAATATTAGGATCGAAAATACAAATTTTTGATTTTGGATATCCAAATCATGATCCATTAGAAATTGGTTCTAGATTAGTAGAAACTGCAAAATTGCATAATTCTTTTGGGATTGCAGCAAATCAATGTGGTGAAAGATATAGGGTTTTTGTTGCTGGTGCTGATGAAAATTATATTGCATTTTTTAACCCAGAAATTATACTTGAATCTGAAGAAACGTCATTAATTCCTGAAACAGATTTGAGTAATATGGGTTTGTTGTTGCATGTTAAACGGCCAAAATCTGTAACTGTTCAATTTCAAGATTTAAATGGTCAACTACAAACATTACACTTCGATGGTTTAACTGCAAGAATTGTACAACAATGTATTGACAGGTTAAATGGTATTGGGTTTGAGATGCGAGTTTCAAAATTGGTTCTTGATAGAGCAACTAAAGCTCTTGATAAAAAGGTTAAAAAATTCGTAAAACAAAATACTTATATAAAAACGGTGAGAAAATAATTTTAATTTAAAGGTGAAATATTATGGAAATAAAAATTAGTAAAGAAACATTGGAAGGAAAATCAATATTTATTGCAACACCAATGTATGGTGGTCAATGCCTTGGTATGTATATGAAATCTTGTTTGGACCTTCAAACATTATGTATCCAATATGGTGTTGAAATTAAATTCTCATTTCTTTTTAATGAGAGTCTTATCCAAAGAGCTAGAAATTATCTAGTTGATGAATTTGTACGGTCTTCATGCACACATATGATGTTTATTGATGCAGATATTTCTTTCAATCCAATTGATATTCTTGCAATGATCTCTTTGGATAAAGATATTATTGGCGCACCATATCCAAAGAAAACTATTAAGTGGTCTAATGTCAAAAAGGCTATTTTAAAAAATCCAGATATTGATGTTGGGGAATTAGAAAAACTTGGTGGTGATATTGTATTTAATCCAGTTGCTGGGACAGAAAGATTTAGTGTAACAGATCCTCTTGAAGTATTGGAAGTTGGTACTGGAATGATGATGATTCGTAGAGATGTTTTTGAGCGATATAAAGAAGCATATCCAGAATATTCTTATCTTCCTGATCATGTTGGTACTGCAAATTTTAGTGGTGATAGAGAGATTATGTCATATTTTAATGTTGAGATTGATCCAGGATCAAGAAGAACTTTGAGTGAAGATTATCACTTCTGTCAGCATAGTAGAAAAATTGGTATTCAAATTTGGATGGCTCCATGGATTATTTGTGGTCATACTGGAACCTATATGTTCCAAGGAAGTCTTCCTTCAATTGCAGCAAATTTGGGCGAATTATAAAAAGTGCTTGACAATTTAAAATATATGCTATACAATAATATTGTAGTTTGAATTTGAGAAATATGTTATGATTATTGGTTTATGTGGTTTAATTGGTTCAGGAAAAGGCACTGCTGGTGAAATCTTAGTGGAACATGGTTTTGTTCCACTATCATTTGCTGGTTCTCTTAAGGATGCTGTTTCTGCTATCTTTGGATGGGAAAGAGCATTACTTGAGGGTGATACTGATGAATCTAGAGATTTTAGAGAAGATGTTGATCCATTTTGGACAAAAAAGTTTGGAAGGGAGATTACCCCTAGAATTATATTACAGGAGTTTGGGACTGAGGTTGTTCGAAACAATTGTCTTGATTCTATTTGGGTTGATTCGCTTGAAAGAAAACTTTCTTTATATGAAAATGTTGTGGTTACAGATGTTAGATTTTCTAATGAGATTGATTTCTTAAGAAACTTAAATGGTCAAATTATACAAATCAATAGAGGTGAATTACCTGAATGGTATTCTGTTGCTGAAAGAAACAATACATTGTATACTAATGATATTCTTTTTATAAGAGAATACCCAAGGATACATAAATCGGAATGGGGTTGGATAGGTAATAAAGGTATTGACTATATAATTGACAATAATGGTTCAAAAGAAGATTTAGAACAAAAATTGTTGAACAGGTAGAATAGTGAAAAGTGAGCAGTGCTCTTAGGTACTCTAATGGTAAGAGATTTGACTGTTAATCAAACGTATACAGAAATGTTATGGGGGTTCGAGTCCCTCCCTAAGAGCACTGCTCATTTAAATAAATTACAAGGTAAAATCTTGAAAGAAAACACTTCAAAGGTCGGGAGATACACTTTGAATAGTGGTGCAGTAAAAGTCTGTGATATCTCCCCCTTGTTTTGAGGATGGTAGCTCAATGGTAGAGCAGTTTGTTAGAAATAACATTTAAGCATGGGTTCGAATCCCATCGTTCCTCACTTAGTTTATCTCTCTGTAGTGTAGTCTGGTAACATGATGCGTTTGGGGCGCATTGTCCTTCGTTCAAATCGAAGCAGAGAGACCAGTTTGGAAGAGTGGTTGAGTGGTTTAAGACAGCAGTCTTGAAAACTGTCGAGGGTTAATACCCCTCCGTGGGTTCGAATCCCACCTCTTCCGCCATTTTCGCACCACTAGCTCAATTGGTTAGAGCTCTCCGCTCATAACGGATAGGTTCTGGGTTCAAATCCCAGGTCGGTGCACCAAATAAAATACTTGACAAAATCTTAATTATAAGTTATAATTATATCTGATTTAAAATTTTAACATGAGGAAATAAAATGAAAATATCACCAGAAACAAATGCGATTCTAAAAAACTTCGCACATATTAATCAATCATTATTCTTTAAAAAAGGTTCTGTCATCTCAACTATGAGTCCACAAAAGAATATTCTTGTTGATGCAACAATTACAGAAACTATACCACAAGATTTTGGTATTTACGATTTAAATAATTTTTTATCTGTGACATCATTATTTAAAGATGGCTCTGAATTAGAATTTGATCAAAATCATGTAATTATCAAAGGTTTGAATGGTAGGTCAAAAATTAAATACCGTATTACTGATCCATCAATGATTGTAGTTGCTCCAGATAAACGTCCCAAACTTCCAGTTGTTGATGTTAAATTTACATTCTCAAAAGAAGATCTAGAATGGGTTATTAAAACAGCGTCTGTTATTGGTGCACCACATTTAGCTGTTGAATCAGACGGTACAACTGTATCATTAGTGACATTTGATGAGAGTAATGATGCAGGTCATACAAACTCATTAGAAATGAGTGATGTGGATCCAGAAGGAAATGTGTTTAAATTAGTTTATAAAACTGAAAATTTAAAAGTTATTCCTGATTCATATTCTGTTGAAATTAGTTCTAAAGGTATTTCAACATGGACTTCAATAACTAATGAAATTAAATATTACATTACATTAGAAACATCAAGTAAATTTGGAGGGTAATTTGCAAACAATTGAATTTTTTTTGTCTGAAAATAGTATAAAAGTTTTAGATTCGCAACAATTAACTGAAAAACATAAATTATTAGTTAGTGTTGATATTGGCGATTTATCATATGAAAAAGCACAAGAATATTTGTCTGCTGTGACTGAAGCATTTAAAAGTGTTGTTGATCCAGCTTCAGTTTTGGTTTATCCAGATAGCATTGATGTAACATTGATTGAACAATAAAATTAGGAAATATATTATGAGTAATAAAATTAGTATTGAAACAGTATTTGGAACATTAGACGATAACCAATCACAAACTCTTCGTGAAGGTATTAAAGAAATATCTGTCCATCTGTCTAGGATGGATATTGAAAAGGAAGCGATTAAAGATATTGTCGCTTCCGTTTTTGATGAAACTAAAGTTCCTAAAAAAATGATTAATAGATTTGCTAAAGTTTATCATAAACAATGCTTTTCTGAAGTAGTTGTTGAAGACAACGAATTCCAATCACTATATTCTGCTTTATTTAGTAATTAAATTATGATTTTTGCCTCGCTGAGAAATTGGTGAGGCTTTTTTATGTGAGATATATAATATGGTAAGAGAAGAGATTCTGTGGGCTCAAAAATACAGACCAAATAAAATTGCAGATTGTATTCTTCCTGAATCAATCAAAACATCATTTCAAGAATTTGTTAACCAAGATAAAATCCCAAATCTGTTGATTTCTGGTTCTCAAGGTTCTGGTAAAACAACACTTGCAAAAGCTCTTTGTGAAGAAGTTGGTTGTGATTACATAATTATTAATGGATCTGATGAAAATGGTATTGATGTTCTTCGTGGGAAAATTAAAAATTATGCTTCTTCAGTTTCTTTGAGTGGAGGGAGAAAGGTTGTAATTATTGATGAAGCGGATTATCTTAATGCAAATTCGTTACAACCAGCATTGCGTAACGCTATAGAAGAATTTTCTATTAATTGTTCTTTTATTTTCACATGCAATTATAAAAATAGAATTATTGAACCATTACATTCAAGATGTTCTGTTATTGATGTGAAAATATCAAAGGAAGATAAACCTAAATTGATGGCTCAGTTTTTTAAACGAGTTTGTTGGATTTTAGGTGAAGAAAAGATAGAATATAATAAAGAAGTTGTAGCTCAAGTTATTTCTAAATATTATCCAGATAACCGTAGAATCCTTAATGAATTACAACGTTATGCGATGGGTGGAACAATTGATGTAGGTTTATTGTCTCAAGTTTCCGATATTCAATTAACACCTTTAATTACAGCGTTAAAAGAAAAGAATTTTGCAGATACTAGAAAATGGTTATCTGATAATGACGATATTGATTCTGTAACACTTTTCAGAAAATTGTATGATAATTCTTATGAATTGTTAAAACCAAATTCAATTCCACAATTAGTTTTATTGATAGCAAAATATCAATATCAAAACGCTTTCGTTGCTGATCAGCAAATTAATACGTTAGCATTGTTTACTGAAATGATGATAGAATTGGAATATCAATAATGGATTTATTTAAGGATTTGCTTCCAGGTATATTGCAAAAAAAGAATTATATCCTTAATGAAGATAACGAAAAAGAATATAAACCTTATATTGTTAATATGGCATTATCGCAACATACTGATTGTGTATTATATGTAAATGAGATGAATCAATATCCAAGTCTTGATAATAAGATGCAATATGATTTTTATTATTATGCTTTACGAGCCCAGAAACGTCCGTATCAAAAGTGGTTTAAATCTACAGAATCAAAAGACCTATTAAATGTGAAAGAATACTTTGGATTTTCTTCTGAGAAGGCAAAAGAAGCTTTGAGAATACTGACAACAGAACAATTAGGACATATAGCTAAAATTGTTGATAAAGGTGGTAGGGAATAGCAACATTTTATGTTTTATAAATACTTTTATTTTAAAACATAAGGATTTATGGAGCTATATTATGAGTGATATTTTTAATGGATTTGGGGTTGAGGTCTTCATTGATGAAGAAAATTTTTTAAAAATAAAAGAAACGTTATCAAGAATTGGTGTTTTATCAAAAAAAGATAATTCATTGTATCAGTCTTGTCATATATTACATAAACAAGGCAGATATGTTGTAATTCATTTTAAAGAATTATTTGCTCTTGATAATAAACTACATAGTATTGATGAAAATGATATTGCTAGAAGAAATACAATTGTAAAATTATTACAAGATTGGGAACTTCTTGAGATTCAAAATCCAGATTCTTGTAAATCTCCATTAGTTCCAATATCTCAAATAAAAATTCTTTCTTATAAAGAAAAATCTGATTATAATTTAGTTAGTAAATATAATATTGGCAAAATAAAATCAAAGTAAATTTGGAAATTAATCATGCCTTGTCATAATGAATTAAATTCGCAATTAAAGGGTCTTCAAGCTAGGTTAGAACAAGCTGAGAATGATATAAACGCACATTATGCTGGTATATCTCAATTAGCGTTGTCGTTAGCTGCAAATCCATTTACTGCTGGAAGTGCAGCAGCTACTGCAGCAATTTATAATTTAAATCCTATAGGGATGAAAATCCTTCGTGCATTATTATCAGCCTTGATTCCAAAGGAACTTCAAAATACAATGAGAATGTTGACCATGTTGTCGGCTTCAAGTATTGATGATTTAGCGGAAGGTATTGTTGATTCTGCTGCTGCACAAGTTGTTGGAGCTGTTAATTATGGTATTGATTCGATAACTGAAACAGCATTAAGTGAAATGATTTCTGTACAAAACGAATTAAATTCTTTGGTACCAAATGCGGTCAATGGGACCGTTCAAGCATTAGCAATGTCATCATTAAATAATGATAAATCTCATAATATTAATTTAGCGCAACAAGCATATGATGCTTGGTATTCAGCTTCTATTGCTCCTGTTGGAGAATTTACACAAAGTCAAATTAATTCTTTAAGAGTTGCATATCTTAAGGCTCAACAAGTTGTTAATACAATTAATGCGGGTGCTGCTGGTGTTGTTGCTCAAGCTGGAGGTCTTTTATCTGGAGCTTCTCCAACCATCCAAGAAATAAATACTGCATTGCAACAATTTAATAATATTGCTGCTTTTATTCTTACACAAAATGATATTTCAAGCTGTAAGTCTAAAGCAATGAAGATTGGACCACATACCTAAATAGAATTTGTAGGGTGTTCCTACAAAGCTTAAACCTGCTTCGGGGGTTTAAGAATTTTTAAATAAAATCTTGCTTTTTAAAGGAGACTAAAATGACACAATTAGAACAATTTAGAACAATTCACAATACTGCGTTAATAGGTTTTGATGATCTATTTCGTAGAATCAAAGAATTAGAAAGTCCAAAAACAAATTTCCCTCCCTATGATATAATTAAAACATCTGATGATGCTTTTGTTATTAAATTGGCTGTTGCTGGTTATACGAAAGATGATATTTCTGTAACATTAGATTCTGGAAGATTATTTGTGGATGGATCAATAAGACCTGATGATTATTCATTAGATTCTTTATTGGATAAAAAAGAAAAATATCCCGAATATCTTTATAAAGGAATTTCGCAAAGGAATTTCAAAAGAGAATTTACTCTTGCAGATACTGTTGAAGTTTCTGAAGTAAAATTGTCTGAAGGTATGTTATCTATACATTTAAAAAATGTAATTCCAGAAAGCCAAAAACCAAAAACTTTTGAAATTATATAGGTTTAATGTTCTAAATAAAACGGCAAATTAAACCTTGCCGTTTTATCACTTTTATAGTATAATAAATTTTTAATTTAGGATTTTTTATGAAACAAAAATTTATTGACTATTTTATGTCTGTTGCAGAATTAACTGCAAATCTCTCTCATGCTAAAAAATTAAAAGTTGGTTCTGTTATTGTAAAAGATGATAGAATAATTTCTTGTGGATATAATGGATTACCTGCAGGATGGAATTCAAATATATGCGAGAAAGTTTCATTTCTTTCTGATGCTGAATATTTCAATTCTACAACCGAAGAAAAGCAAAAATATACCCCAATAGATGGGATTTATTTTTGGAAGGGTTTAAAAACATATGATGAAGTAATACATTCTGAAGCAAATTCAATCTCAAGATTAGCGAGTTCAACTGAATCTGGCGTTGGTGCGATAATGTTTTGCACGCATTCTCCTTGCATTCAATGTAGTAAAATAATTTATAGTGCTGGAATTAAAACTGTATATTATAAACACGAATATCGTTCAACAGAAGGAATAAAATTTTTAAAAATGTGTGGAGTTGAGATTATAAAATACATTGACGAAAGAGCTAATGTATAGTATAATATAATCTTAAATACAATAAAGGAAAAATCATGACAGATATTAGAATGTTTAGAACAATTAGTGGTGAAGATGTTATTGCGGAATTTGTGGAAACAAACAAAACAGGTGATGTTTATAAAAATGCCATACAATTAGTTATTGTGCCTAAAAGAAGTAATCCAGAAGAGCAATCCTATGCATTTGCACCATTCCCACAATATGCTCAACAAAATACAGAAGGTAAAATTACATTTAATACAAATTTAATTTCATTTTTTATTGATATTGATGAACAATTCTTAGAACAATATAATTCAATTTTCGGAATTATATCGGCACCTGCTCCAAAAATTATTATTTAAAAATAATTCTAAATATGATAATTGATAGGAGTTGATATATGGAAAGTGAAGGTTCTTCCTTCTACACAAATGTAAGAGTTATTGGAAATAATATTTGTTATAGGGGTGTTGATGACTCGGGCCAACAGATCAGATTTAAATATGAATATAGCCCAAAGGTTTATGTTCCTTCTAATAAACAATCGAATTTTAAAACTTTGGATGGAAAGTATGTAGATGAAATTGAACCTGGATGTATCAAAGAAACAAGAGATTTCATAAAACGATATGAAGAAGTTGATAATTTCGATATTTATGGTGATATTGGATTTGATGTACAATACATTTCAGATAAGTTCCAATCTAATGTAGATTGGGATATAAATAAAATTTCAATTCATATCTTAGATATTGAAACTGCTTCTGAAAATGTAAATGCTGTGTCTCATAAATTAACAGCACCAGAAGAAATTCTTTTAATTTCTATGACTGAATTGTCTACAAAAAAAGTCACAACATTCACATCAAGAGATTACAATGGGACAAATGATGATAATGCTGAAATTATTTTATGCCAAGATGAGTATTCGTTATTAAATCAATTTCTTGATCATTGGAATCGTATTGGTATTGATATCGTTTCTGGTTGGAATATTGATGGTTTTGATATACCATATTTGATTAATAGAATATCGAATGTTATGGGAGATGATCATGCTAAACGATTAAGTCCATGGAAAATGGTTTCTTCTAGAAAAATAAAAGGTAAGTTTGGTAAAGATGATATTGTTTATGATATTGCTGGAGTTAGTTGTTTGGATTTTATGCAACTATATCTCAAATTTACATATGTTAAAAGAGAAATGTATTCTTTAGATTATATTTGTCAAGTTGAATTGGGTAAAGGTAAATTAGATCATAGTGAATTTGCTACATTTAAAGAATTTTACACTAAAGGATTTGATAAGTTCATTGATTATAACATCATTGATACGATTCGAGTTATTGAACTTGAAGAGAAATTAAAGTTAATTGAACTTTGTTTAACAATGTCATATTTGGCAAAAATAAATTATAATGATGTATTCTCACAAATTAGAATGTGGGATTCAATCATTTATAATCATTTAAAACATCAGAACATTGTAATACCTAAAAAAGCATCTGGTTCTAAATCAGAACAATTTGAAGGCGCATTTGTAAAAGAACCAGTTCCTGGATTATACAATTGGGTTGTTAGTTTTGATGCAACTTCACTTTATCCTAGTATTATGCAGACATGGAATATTTCTCCAGAAACTTATATGGGTGTTGATACATCAATTTCTGTATCTGGGTTAATGGGTAAGAAATGTGAGATATCAGAAGAATATGCTACTGCTGCTAATGGAGCTATGTATAAAAGAGATAAGAAAGGGTTGCTTCCAGAACTTATTGATATTTACATGGCAAAAAGAAGATCTGCTAAAAATAGTATGATTGAAGCAGAAAAACAGTTGGAAAAATTAAAGAAAATTAAATTTGATTCTGATATTGATGAACAAAAAGAATACAAACGTCTTGTTAATGAAATATCTAAATTTAATAATGAACAAATGGCGTTTAAAATTGGTCTTAATAGTCTCTATGGGGCGATTGGAAATGCTTACTGTAGGTATTTTGAATTAGAAAATGCAAGAGCTATTACTTTGACTGGACAATATATAATTAAAACGGTCGGTGAAGGATTGAATAGAGATCTTAGTAAATTATTTAAAATTGATGATTACGATTGGTCTTTTTATTCTGATACAGATTCTTGTTATGTTTCTTTGGAACCTATGGTAAATAAGTTTTATAAGGATTTGTCTGATGAAAAACTTGTCAATCTTATTGATAAGATTTCTAAAGAAAAAATAACACCTATTATTAATGATAATTGTTTAGACCTTCAAACATATACAAATTCTTATAGAAATATGATTTCTTTTAAACAAGAGGGTATTTCTAGTAATGGCATTTGGGTTGCTAAAAAACGTTATTTTTTGAATGTTCTTGATAATGAAGGG